ATGAGTCGGAATCACGAGGGAGTCGTGCAGGTCCAGAGCGTTCCACGTATAATTCTAGGCGACGCTGGAGAGCAGTTACGCCACATGCCGTCAGAGAGCGCGGACCTAGTCATATGCTCGCCGCCATACAACATCGGGAAGATCTACGAACGCGATCGTCGCCTGACGCTGCCAGAATATCTGGAGTGGCAGACCACCATAGTGGACGCCATATCAATGATCTTGAAGTCCAGTGGAAGCGTTTGTTGGCAAGTCGGTAACTATATCAGGGATGGCGCTCTCGTTCCTTTGGATATACCGTTCTACGAGATCTTCAGCTCCAGAGGATTCAAGCTCAGAAATCGAATTATCTGGCGGTTCAATTTCGGTCGAAATCCGGACCGTCGGTTTTCAGGACGGTATGAGACGATCCTTTGGTTTACGAAAAGCGATAACTACAAGTTTAACCTTGACCCAGTGCGAGTTCCGCAACTGTACCCGGGCAAGAGGCACTCAAAGTCCAAGGGACCCACAGCTGGCCAACCTAGTGGCAATCCGCTGGGCAAAAATCCTTCTGATTACTGGGAATTCTCAGCCGAGCGCGATTTCATCGACAACCCTGTTTGGGACATTCCCAACGTGAAAGCGGCTCATCCTGAGAAGACAGACCATCCATGCCAATTTCCAATCGAACTGGCAGAGCGCTGCATCCTCGCCCTAACTGATCCAAATGATATCGTGGTGGATCCTTTCGTTGGTTCAGGCGCGAGTATGATCGCGGCTGCCAAGCTCGGGAGGAAAGGCTTTGGTATCGACAAGGATGAGACTTTTGCCGGTTTGGCATCTGATAGGTTAGCGGCACTGACACGTGGCGAGTTAAAAATGCGACCTTCAGGGACACCCGTGAGGCGACCGGCGGACAACGAAAAAGTTGCGAAAGTGCCTGACGAGTGGCTTCGATTGATTGAATAAGGTGTGAGATGGCCGGGGGAAAAAAGGGCAAATCTAGTAAACCAAAAAAGTCTGCAGAGGAACGAAAGCAGGAACGGGTACAAAAGGCACATCGATCACTATGCGCGGGGGGATTTAGGAATGCGGGTTTCCTATCCGTGCCCGGCGCTTCGGAGAAGAACTTCACCTTTCAGGGAAGTACGACCGATTTCGATGACGTTTTCATTTATGAGAATATAATTGTTCTTTGCGAGTATACGACAAGTAGGCTGGATGAAATATCCACCCACCTGAAGAAAAAGAAGATAATTTACGACAAGATCTTAGACGATCGAAAGGCGTTCTTAGAATTTTTTTGCGCCCGGTTCCCGACCTTGGGAGGGGCGCTCGGCAAGAAATATAGCGTCCACCAACTGCGCATTGTAATCGTATACTGTTCTTTGCGTGGGGTGAAGGCAGATACGAAGCTAGAAGTGCCTAGGTTGATTTATTATGACTATAATGTCGCGCATTACTTCAGCATTGTAAGCAAATCTTTGAAGCGATCTGCAAGATTCGAGTTATTTGATTTTTTTGGCCTTGAATCGAAAGAGGTTGGCGACAATGTCCTTTCTGCAAAGGATGGTACTTCAACTTACCCTGGATCTATCCTGCCAGAGTCCCACTCTAATTTCGGTACAGACTTCAAGGTTGTTTCCTTCTACGTAGATCCTCAAGCGCTGTTGCAGCGATCATATGTGCTGCGGAAATATGGTTGGCGAGCTGGCGGGTCTGTGTATCAGCGGATGATATCGAACACCAAGGTTGCCGCCGTTCGCAAGTATCTTCGAGAGCATAGACGCGTTTTCATAAACAACATCATCGTCACTCTTCCCGACGACACGAGGCTGCTAGATAAGGAAGGGTACACTCTAGATCCCAAACTACTCCAGGACACCCAACCGGGCCGCATACAAATTCCAGATAGGTTCAACACCATCGGTATCATCGACGGGCAGCACCGGGTGTTCTCCTATCACGAAGGCGGGCTCTATGATGACGACATATCTGTCCTGAGAGCCCAGCAAAATCTTTTGGTGACGGGGATCGTGTTTCCTAAAGGTATGGTGGGTGCAGATCGCCTGAAGTTTGAAGCCCGACTCTTTCTGGAAATTAACGCCAACCAAACAAACGCGCGGTCCGACCTGAAGCAAGAAATCGCTTTAGTCATCAATCCGTTTGCACCGGAATCGATTGCAAAGAGGGTCGTGAATTTTATCAACGAAGGCGGCGGTCCCCTGTCAGATGAGTTCGAACGATACTTTTTTGAGAAGCAGAAATTGAAGACGACCAGCGTAGTATCATTCGCCGTTAAACCGCTTACCAACCCCCAAACTAAGCAGTCATTGTTCCCGCTATGGCAGAATCCAGAAAAGGATCGCATGACAAACAACGAGGACTCAAACCTCCTCGATAGTTACGTCACGTTTTGTGGTGGGGAAATAAACAAGGTGTTTTCAGCGGTGAAGCACAACCTTCCAAAGGAGCGATGGACTGCGGATCGGAAAGTAGCAGGCGCTTTCCTAACGACTACGAACGTGAATGGCGTCCTGGCTTGTCTGCGCAAAATTGCTGTTTCTGGAAAGACATTCTCGTTTGATGAGTACAGAGAAAAGCTGTCCGGACTCTCTGATTTCAAATTTGAGATTTACCGTTCAAGCCAATACAACCGCATGGGCGATAAGCTTTACTCCGAATTCTTTTCTGACATCCCGAAGGACATCTAAGTTCGAATGGTGTACGGTCAGAGTGACAGGACAGGAAATAGATAGGAGGCAACATGTCTGGAATTGTTGAGAATGAGGAAAAACGAAAGGAGGAGGTGGAGTTCAACAGTTTTCTAGAAGAATTGGTAAAAACCGGAGATCTTAGAGGCACTGCTGCGGAAGGAATAGCCAAGTACATCTTGGCAGAGGGAAAAGAAAAACTCTCCGAAAAACAAAAGTTCGTTTTCGAGCCGGATATCCTAAAAAAATTCTCTGCAACATGCGAAGAATGTTATCAATCTATACCTTGGTCCGAAGCGTATGAGTTCTACCATTCGCCCGGTCGCTGCGCGGCCTGCCAAGTAAGATATGAAGAATATATGAGCAAAGATTGACTGACCTACAGGTCCTGCCAAATTCCAGAACTTGTTACGTGAAGTCGCCCGCGGCGCCCCATAGAGAGAGCAGCAATTCTCGTGGCAGGCCGATACCGGTTGGGCCTGATCGCTGCGGCCACCATGTAAGCCGATAGCGTTCCACCGCATCATCAGTATCCCGCAGCCCCTTGATCGAAGGGTGCCTAAGCTTCCCGTAATTCGTCCAGGCTCCGTATTCGATCTCAGCGACGAAAGCCGGGCCTTCGTTTGGCAGTCGCCCGTTCATCAAAGCTCAAAAGAATCCTCGTTGACTCTCGCGTTGACGAGAACATAATAAGAACACCTCGGCCGCAATGAAGGCGGCTATCCACATATTATCCACAGCTTAAGAACGCGCTTCGGCGCGAAGGAGAAGTCATGCCTGCATCTCATGGAGCTTTAAAATGATCCGGTTTGCGCCATCCTCGCAGCCCGCCCCTCTAGAACCGATCAAGGCCATTCGATCACCGGCCGTGACGGTGGAAGCAGCCGAGACCACACCTGCGTTGGAGCTGACGGCAACGCCCGCCACCGCTGATCGCCCGAAACCTGTGAAGCGACGCGCCAGTAAGAAGAAATTGGCCGCCGAAGCCACGCCGCAACTAGCTCTGGACGCTTGATAGGGTCGCCGAAAGAAAGGACCAGTCATGCCCATAGAAATTGATGACGGAACCAGGCATCTCGGCGAGCCGATTTGCGCTGCCTGCGGCGGTGGTTTGGAGTACGACGGCGGCGCTCCTTCGCCCGAAGATATCGTGTCTTGCGACAATCCGAAGTGCGGACGATTGGCAATCTATGCTGACGTCGCCGCAGACTGCGAAGCTTGGTATGCCGAATACACGGATTTCTACATGCAGCAGATGGCCTTCGGCGGCATCACCCCGCAGGCTCTCGCAAGCTGGAAGCCGCAGGGAGAATATCGATTCGTCATGAAAATCGTCGGTGTCGGCAAGGAGGAGGATTTCGCGTCATGCAATCCAGTCCGGCTGAACTATTGAGCGAACAACCTGAGGCCGATGTCGAGGCGGTGCTCGCCTGGCACGATGGTGACGCGAGAGCAGCGATCGAGACATTGCTGAAGGATTGCCGGTACCTGCGCCAGCAACTGGTTCTGACCGAAGCCTCAAGCAGCGCGGGCTTTACCCGCGGATGGCGCCCGGCATACGAGCGGCCCTGATGCCTGCACGTTCAAAACAGGCGGTTACGCTGTCCGATTACACGGGCAAGAAGGTTTCCGTGATCTGCGAAGGGTGCGAGATCCTTCGCCATTTCGACAGCGGCGACCTGCACGCAGAACACGGAGATGTCAGCATGCCAGGTCTGCTCGCAAGTCTCGCAACAGCTGTTGGATGCGAGCGGTCAACGACGGGGTTCTACGATCGCTGCAAATTAACCTACTACTTTACCCACAAAGAATGGTGCGAGAGAGCGGGCTGCGTCACCCAGGATGAGTATCAGATTGCGCTGGGGAAGCGCCTGGCGGACCTGAAGGAGTGGGAAACCCTTAACGCGCGGTGCCAATGTGGTCGACGTGGGCGCCTGAGCAGGAAAACGCTTGAGCGAAGATATGGCTCGGAGGCTCGCATCAAGGATCTTGCACCTAAGCTCCTTTGCCAAGACTGCAAGAAATACAATAGCGTTATCGAAATATCGTCTCTGCCAAGGTGAACCCTGCCATGTGCAACCTGTACAACGTCACCACCAACCAGGAAGCGATCCGAGGCATCGCAAAGTCGTTCGACCGGTTAGGCAACCTCCAGCCGTCGCTTGATATCTATCCCGATCAGATGGCGCCGGTGGTGCGGAACATTGACGGTGATCGCGAAGCAGCCTGGCTACGGTGGGGAATGCCCAGTTCTCAGAAAGCCATTCTCGAGGCAGCAACCAAGCGCGCCGACAAGCTACGAGCTAAAGGCAAGCAGTTCGACTTCAACGAGCTGCTGAAAATGGAGCCGGACGGCGGCACCACGAACATCCGAAACACCAACAGCCAGCATTGGAAGCGGTGGCTTGGAGTGGAGAATCGGTGCGTGGTGCCGGTGACGCGGTTTGCCGAACCGGACCCGCTCAGCAAGGTCGAAGGAGGAAGAACCCCGAATGCCTGGTTTGCCGGCGACGAGACGGAGCCACTGATGTTCTTCGCGGGCCTTTGGGTCCGCGATTGGCAATGCGTTCGAAAGGTCAAGGAAGGCCTTATCACCTGCGACCTCTTTGCCTTCCTGACAACGGAGCCGAACAGCGTCGTCGGGCCGATTCATCCGAAGGCCATGCCGGTGATCCTGAAGACCGAGGATGAGGTCGAGGCGTGGCTAACCGCTCCATGGGAGGAAGCGAAAGCACTTCAGCGCCCCCTGCCCGATGATCAGCTTGTGCTGCGACCAACGGTCGAGGCTAAGCAAGAGGAAGACATGGAGCCGACGCTTCTATGAGCGATGAAGGGATATGTCGCGTCCGTGGCGCCGGGATAGGTCAAATACCGTTGGGAAACCAGATGCCGCGAATGGCATAGTTGCCAGCATTGGGAAGGACGTGGTTCTTTTCGATGTCATCGAACTTAATCTGAGTGATCGTTTCCACGTCAGCGACGTGCACGGACGTGTAAGAGTTCGACTGCAGTATCCTCCAAACATCGTCGGCGTCCTTAGCAGTGACCCCGCATCCGAGCCGGAAGAGCATTCCGGAGTAATTCGGAGCGAATTTGACCCAAAACATTTTCATGCTTCACCTGGTGCAAGTTGCATAGCGATGCGGGCGCTGGGTTGGCGAGGTTGAGGCATCGATCATCCGTCCCAACTACCCCCGGGGAAGTGGCGTTTTTTATAGTACTGCTCGTAGAAAATCGTGCCGTGTATTCCCATGGCGTCCTTTTTGTCGATCCGTCTTCCCCACATCCCTGTGAAGATTGGATCGTAAAATGCTTTAGATGTCTCATCTGCGACAAGATCTTCAACGAACACGATTTCCCTATCGCCGAAAACTTGAATGAACTCATCGTCATTTAGCTGGAAGACATCGTAGGTGCAGTTCTCGGCACCATCTATGATAAGCACGTTCTTCATTCGTTTAGCAGCTCGCAGTCTGAGAGCCCTTCCGAGCCGGTGTGATATCTTTGGCTGTTGTGCTGGAACACTACCGGCACCAACCGGGCCAAACTTACCTCGCGTCAATAGAAATCCCACGGCCGCAATCGTCAAGCCGCAAACGACGGCCTAGCCGGCAGCACTCGGGGCGTCCAGAGCTAAGACTAGCTGCCGGCGGCCGAGAGCCGCTGCCGCTCCATCCGGTCTATCCGCTCCCGAAGGTCAAGCAGGATATCCCTAGCACCGTAGACGCTTCCCTGAGCCTGTTTCACCTCATCAAGTTGCCGCTGGATATCCGCGCGTTGTTCGTCGTAGCTGTTGAAGACCCGATCGAGCTCCTTCCGAGGAACCTGCTCCTCCCGAAGTTCTTTAATCATTGCCTCGCTTCTCTGGCGGTCCTCGGCTCCCCTCGCCGTCCGCCATTCCATTTCCTTCTGCGTCACCATCCGCTCGGCGAGCATCGCCACCGAACCTTTAAGATCGGAGGTTGCCTCCCGGATCGGAAGATAGGCCAGGCCGCCAAGCATTGCCGCAAAGGTCAATGCTACGCCCAACGCTTGCCACTGGGGACGGCTTCTTTCTGCGAGATTGGCAGAGAGCGCGGCGACCGAAGTCCGCATCTCGCTTGCGAGCGTCGTCATCCCGTTTTCCATGGCCTTGAAGCCAGCGCGCATCTCCGCCTCGAGATCCGTCTGGCGCCGGCCAAGGTTGGTAACCCGCTCTCCGAGCTGCGCCGTGACGGCGTCCGTATATATGCGGTTCACGTCGTTTCCATTCGCCATATCGTCATTCCCTGCCATCAGTCCCCATGCCCTTCTTCAATCCGGTATTTCATCAATGCGGCGAACGTGTCCAAATCGATCGACACCCTCACCATTCCCTTATCAACGCGGAATTTGACCGTTCCCCGATCGGTCTCTTCGACGTGATAAATCTGCCCGCTGCAGCCCTTGTAGGACCGGCCCGGTTCAATCTGCTCTGAATTCAAGGTATCCTCCCCTCCATGATCTGCCGCCGCTGTAGAGACAAAGGATGGGTATGTGAGGAGCATCCCGATCGGCCTTGGACGGGGACGCATGGGTGCGGCTGCGGGGCAGCCGGGATGCCCTGCCCCGGATGTTCTGCGCAATCCGCCTGGGATAAACACCCGGACGTTTCGAGGGTGTTTAAATCGGTCACGGACGTGGCCGGGAAGAAGGTCAACTGACCCCGCCGGAGGAAAGCCGACGTCATCGGCCGCTTTAGATCGTTCGATCTATGTCACGGAAATGTCACGCTAAATGCTATTTCGTGTCTGCTAAAAGGACCTCGCCAAACAGACTGTTGGCGGGCCGGGACGGGAAAAACGGACTGGCCCGCCCTTTTTGTTACTGTACTGCGTTGGCAGTGGGGTTCGCGTCCTGGCGGACCGGCGCGGACCCCATCCAGTAGACCCTCAAACGAACATCCCGATTATCGCAACGGCGAATACCAGCGCCACAATACCTAGCACGGTAATCGATATTATTTTCATGACCGCACCTTCAGGGGTTTCGCCTTTCGAACCACGATGATCATCCACAGTTCCAGGTCGGCTCAGGACTTGAGGAAATGGGATCAGGTGGCCGGGAAGAGGTAAACCGACCCTGTCGATCGAGATGACGGTGAACTTAGGTAAAAACCCACGGCATTCTACGGGTTACAGCGATGTCTTTCCGCGATAGGAATCGCGCCCATCGACAGCCGATGAGACGTTATGCCGAACGAATTCGAAGATCTCGCGGAGGCGCTGGTTTACACGCTGAACGTCATCGTGTCGGTCAGCGATGACGGCAGACGCAGGATCGCCGCTGCCTATCATGAGGCTCGACAACTAGCCGCGGGGATCGATTTCGACAATGGCGATGCGCGCCCCCGCATCGTGGCGTGCATCGAGAGGTTCAGGTTACTTCAAACCGCCGGAAACATCGAAGCCGCCGGGTGGATGCTAACCGCGCTTGAGGAGCGGATTGCGGAGCGTAATTTGCCAAACTGGAGGAAACTGCGATCGGTGGCAAAGAAAGCAGCAGAGTTTCTCCCGCCGCCTCAAAACAGATTGCACTAAACAGTCAGATGCCGTTGCTGCTCCATAGTGCCTGGATCTTTGTTTTCACTCGTTCTGTATAGTCAACGTCGCTGCAAAATATCCCATGCATCGAGCTGTGATCCTCCGCCGCTGCGCCGAGGATTGTAAAGCCAACGATCGGCAACGTGCTGATAATCAAGGTGAACAAGAATATGCTGCATGCCCTCTCGATTCTGCCAACTTCGATTTGATTTCCGCTGTCCCGTTGCATCATGCGACGTCTCTCCCAAGCCTATCGAATTAGATCGGCCGATTCGGTAATCGAGTCGAGTATCTTCGCTTGCTGGGGCGGAGCTGTTCGCATCGAAAACGTAAATAGTGCGAACGCATCCCGGTCACGGGTTACAGAGAAGGTTTGTTCAAAACGATCCGTCTCTCCACCTCGGGTGCGAAGCACATTAGCGCCTAAGCGATCCTCCTCTGAGACACAGACCGCGGGTTCAGTGACATACCTCAGCGAAGTCGCTGGATTTCACTGGACATTGCGGTTAGCAAGGCGCAGCCTGCTTTTAGCGATGACAGTTGCCCCGGGCGCCGTCGCGTGAGCACACAGCTTCCGCCCATACCAGGTCGGAGGTGGCCCATGCCAAGATACTTCTTTCACACAAAAGACGGCAGAATGGCCGTTGATCACGAGGGTCTCGTGCTCGGCAGCGAGGACGAGGCGCGTATCGAAGCCATGCAGGGCGCGAGTGAGATGTTGATTGATAACGACATGAGCCTCTGGTTGGGAAACACGTGGATCATGACAGTGGTTGATGAAGAGGGTACCATTCTCTTCAACCTAAACTTCTCGATCGACCGACCGAAACGTCCAGAGTTGGCGCTTCAGTGAAGTATCCCACACTTGGGCGGTTCAGTGGTCGAGGGGAAACGGTTCAAGATAGTGCGGCTCGTTTTTCCCCAAGCCACTGATCTGCGTGTTGTGTGTTCTTGCTATCCCAGTCACTCAGAGCGGCTACGAAAAAAGAGGCGTTGTTTGGGGCGACGAGGGAAATGTTTGTCGTCAATTCCTTGGCAGTTCCCTCGAAATCCACAAACATAAGAGGACCCGCTGAGGTTAGATCAAACTGCTCCCTAAGTTGCCGTTTGACGTGGGCGAACTCTGCACTCAGGTCGGTGGTCAGCGCCAATAGGAAAATCATAGGCTTGTTCTCGCGTTGCAGAGTACAACGCATCACCCGAGATATCGGCCCATACTATTTTGGAATCTTGATACCCGCTTGTGTTTAGGACGATGGTCTGTCCAGATTGATCTGTCTCTCCACCGTATTGTTGATGAAGTCCCAGCGCATGCCGATCGGCTGCCTCTCCAGATCATAATGGCCGTTGAAGTACTGGATCAGCGCCGCCTCGCCTTCCATGTCGTGCCAGTCGGCATCGCGCCAGCCGAAATAGACCCGGACATATGACCGGAAATCGACAAGCTCGAACGAACGGTCGAAATCCTCCCGCATCGCCTCGACGAACTGACCAGCCGCATCGATCAGTTCTTCCCTGCTGACCTTCGCCAATCGATATATCCTCGATATAAACCCGAAATATCAGGTCATAGGATCTACATCGATGAGCGGCCACGCGCAAACTCCGGCGCCGATTGTTTTTAGGGCGATTGGGGATGGATGTGGAGCTAAATCGAATGGTCTAGTTGACCCAGAGTATATCTGATGGAGTCATTAAGGCGCCAAAACAGACTGCTTGGGGGTCGCGCGGGAAAAACGAGCGAGCCCCTTTTTCGAGGTATTTCTGCGTTTGGTACGGTAGTGCATCTTTCAATCGCACAGACATATGGATATCGCATATCCCACCGCCGTACTTTACGGCCATTGGGGTGTTCTGTGCTTAGAGATCATTTGCAGCCTGCTCGTCAAAGCGTCCTCCTTCCGGAAGAGATTGCTACGCTGCAGCGGGTTTTTGACCAAACCTGCAATACCCTGGGCATCCAGAAGAAGAGTTCTCAGGCCGAAGGATTAGCGGCTACATTGGTCAATCTCTACGAGCGCGGAGTTCGAACAGAGGGCCAGTTAGCTGCCATGGTCGACAAGATCGACTTCCTCTAGTACGCCGTTCGGCGGAATTGATCCTTTTGCGCGGTCTGTCTATCATCTGGGCATAGGTCGGGCAGAGAAGACCCCGGCTGGAAAGCCCGCGCTTCTGGGGATTGACGCGGGCTTTCCACATTCCACCACCTTTGTGATAGGGATGATCGGAATTCCAATCAGCCCCTCTGCATCGGAACTGTCCAGGTCAGGGCAAGAAATCCCGAGGTAACTGGCTTAGGATATAATCGGCCCGTTGGGCGACTGAAATTTTGGGCAGCAACCGAACTCTGTAGCCGAGTGACGGATACAACTTCACGAGACGATCATACTCGGCAATCGCTTCCTCCAACCCGTGCCGTCGCTCTGAATCAGTCTGATACAACTCCGGCCAAGGTGGGGTCATAAAGACATCCACATGAAAACGGTTTGCAGCAATGAGGTCGAGCCGCATTGGCTCCCCGGTTGCATGATGTAAACCTGCAACTGCATCAACAAGCCCCCGGTCAAAGAACGTCACGGACGGTCGCCTTTCAGCATCGGCTAGGTCTTGAAGTGCCATTTCGATTGCCTGTTGGGCAAAAGCGGCCATGTTGACCCATGGCAAAGCTTCTCCCCCAGCTTCGAGTTGTTGCTTGACGATACGACGCCCGGGTTCCGCAGCAATGGCGAAGCCCCGCTTTTGAAGTTCTCCAAGCAGAGTTGATTTTCCACCGCCTGAACAGCCAGAGACAATAATATATCGAGTCATGACCCTTCCTCGACCCTCCACGATCCCATCGAATATTTGTCATTCGCACGGAAGACTGTCAGCGCAATGTAGCCATCGCGAGGGAGTGGTCCAGAACAGAGCACCGGGTCGCCTCAGTTGCGCATATAAGGCCGTTTTTCAAAATGAGAATTTCCGGTGAACATAGGGGTGGAAGGCTTGGAAACACCGTCGGCGCTGCTAGTGTCGTCGCATGATCCTAACTGATGAACAGCGAAAGAAGATATTCGAGGAAGGCAAGCAAGCTGCCATCCTGAAACAAAGCATCCACAGCTGCCCTTACCGCGATGATGAAACGCCGGAGCGGCGCTATATCTGGCTAGGCGGATATCGCTCAATTTCCCAGTAGCGTGATGATTGGGTGGCGGTACGCGAAGTGAACCCATTGAGACACCGCGTCCGATGGGTGTTAAGGTGACCGTGATCGATGAGCGCAGGGACCATCCCGGCCGTTGCCATCCTTCATGAGGATAGAATGGCCGCCCTCTCACTGAGATATGCCGTTCGTCAGGAACCCGATTCTAGTTGGACAGTCTATGACACCTTTAGTGGCCGGCCTGCGATGCCCTCGACGTGGTGCCTAGTCGATCTTTCGGAACACCAAGCCAACATTTACTGTGCGATCATAAATGCCAAGGACACCGATCGTATTCGCGGTGACCTTAGTTAAGGTTTTTAGGTGGTGGGTCCGCTTTTCGGCCCGAAGCCGTCATCGATGTGTAGTAATCGTTTGATATAGGTACGGTGACTAAACCCCAGTAAAAGCATGCTGACACTTCTAGCACTTCATGGCTCAGGCCGAGACGAAACCGACTTGTTAGAGTTCTGTCACCAGCTTAAACCTCAGGCCCATGTGACCGCTCCTCGTGGCCCGTTTGCACAATCAGGTGGTTTCACCTTTTTCAGACGCCGCTCGGATCGCAGCATCGATGCTGCGGAGCTCCTCGAATTAGCGAAGAGATGGGTTTCAAAAGAAGTCGAGGGACACCTCCCGAAAACGGAGGAGATCGTCCTCGTGGGCTATTCCAGCGGCGCTATATTTGCCGAAGCACTGCTTGCAGTCACTTCCGACAGATTTGCAGGGGCGATCCTCATGCGCCCAGAGCCACTCTCCCGGAACTTCAACTTCTCGAAAATGCCAGAGAAACCGATCCTGATCATCGCGGGAAAGCACGATGAGCGTCGACGGCAAGATGACGCTGCCGTTCTTACTGAACAATTCTCTGAGGCTGGGGCTGTCGTTTCCCTGCATGTTATTGATGCGGGTCATGGATGGGCACACCACAATGCGGACGTCACACTAGCACGCTCTTGGCTAGCCCACGTCTCTACCATTTGACGTCCTGTCTTGGCGCAAAGTTGCCGTCAAGACACCCCCACAGCCCCGTTATTTAGGTGGTCCGCTGTCGGCCGGAGGAGGACGACACATGGGCGTCTCACGCGGTCACAGTCGGAAAGCTAAACGGGAAGCTCTTACTCGTTCCTGCATCTACATAAACTCGGAAGGGGACGGCGCCTCGGTCCCACCACTCACCCTCCGAAACAGGCTCGGCCCATGACGGCCCCACGACCTCAACAAGATTAAGTAGCTTGCGAAACGACTGCTGGTCCCGGCGGTAGAAACTCTCCGTACCCTCGAGCACAATATTTATAGACGTGTGTGGGACCCATGAAAGATCAGCAAGCGCTTCTTCTAGTGCGTCCCAATTTGCAATCTGATCGAGGGGCATCTGCATCGCTACGCGAAAGCTCTCAAAAAGTGCGAACTTATCTTTCGCCGCACCCAACGAGATTTCGAAAGGTGCCACTCCTAGCATTTTGAAACGACGGGCAATGCTGATCGAGGTCTTATCATAGTGCAGGACGAACGGGCTGCCGACCTTGGTTGTCACATCCTGTAGTAGCATTTCTTTATGTTAGGTTCAGCCTCGCTCCAAATCAACTGCATCAAGGCCGGTTCGGGTGCATACTGCCCCCAGCAGGGGGTCAGGATGGTGGATGCTTCGCAAGAACTTCCTCGGGAGTGATTGTCTCCATTTTGAACAGCGTGTCGGCGAATTCTATAACGAGGTCGAAGACGTCCCCTCGTCCACTTCTCAATTCGATGTCGAAGTGGCTGGTCGACGACTTCTGTCCGAGAACCATTTCAGAAAAGAACATAGCCAAGTCTTCTACCACGGCTTTAGGGATTGAGATGCTAACGCCGCTCATGTTCCGCTCGGCGGGATCCCTTCCGACTCGGATCGCAAGTACTTGGCCCGAGTGGGTCACTCTAAGGACGAATTCCTTATCGAGCGCCAACAGCGCAAAACCCGCAGCGATCTGAGATAGATTTCCCTGATCTATCAACAGCGATGCAGATTTGTCGCGTAACTCTATTGTAGCAGTGACTGCTTCCACGCGTCTCCCCCGTTTTGATTCATGCTTACGACCTCCTGGTCGATCTGACCAGAGTCCGAGCCGATGTGTTTATGGCGACCGCTTGGCATCCCACCCGGCGCGGATCTTTTCCTCGCGCGCGTCGAGAGCAGAGAAATCCTCATCGTTGTCGGCGTATGCAAGGCTGGACAACGAGGCCAGCGCGGCATACTGCCCGTCAAAACGGGCTATCTCGTCCATCGCGAATAAGATTTCATCCAATGGCAGGCGCTCATCAGCAAGGACACGCTCGGCTAGCATCATGAGCAAGTCCGCAAGTGGGTGATCGAACCCATCGCGCCACAGTGATAGTAGTTGGCGCTTCCGATCGGCCGTTAAGCCGTCACCTTCGGTTTTAGGAGGCTGAACTAATTCATAGAAAACACAGAAAGTCGCATTCGTCGATATAGCTCGAGCTTCACTGATGAGAGCAGCCGCAGCCGAAAAATCATCGTATGGAAAACGACAATCTAATTTGTCGCCGAATACTTGCTCGCGCTCACGGCCGTCCAAAACTGCAATCCTTTAGAAGTCGCGTGCAATGGGCGACTGGAACTTGGTGGGGGCGCGAGCCTTATCTAGACCATCACCTTCGGTCAATCAAAGACCTCTGCGCTGGCGGTGTGCCCATAGATAATGAAGAAGCCATCTCTTTCATTGAATGGGATGTTCATTCTCTTCAGCAAATGGCGCAGAGCCTCAGAACAATCCTGCACGCGAGGAGCCATTAATCCCCCAACGTGGACGCTGATCCTGGGCGCGACTCTAAGCCATTCGATAAAAACGCCCATGGACGATTCCGGCGTCACTGCCCAATCACCATAGTGCGAGGGCGAGGGCTCAAGTTCCGCGGGTTCCGGTCCATCTGAAACGAGCAGTTTTGCCTGATAAGGCGGAGGGAACGGGAGCTCCTCAGCTACAGCCTCGCAGAGCTTTCGCCATTTGGTGTCATTCATATGAGACGTCAGACCGCGCTCTTCGATAGCACGGCGCACCTTGGCGACCTCGTCCCTGTCAGCCAGCCGATATACAGCATTCTGCCACCCACTTTCGAAACGCGCGTAAGTCGTGGCAACGTAAAGCGCACCGTCGATGTCCGCAATGACTGCAGAGTTGCCGCGCCGCGAAGTCGATATAACAGGCTCCATTAGCGGACTCCGCAATTGTATTGCTGGAACCGTCCACGGTGGCGCGCGATCGAGACGGCCGTCTCGCGGTCATTTGCTACGAGGTAGCTGTTCGTCGCTGGCTTTGGGTCAATCGGTACCAGCACGTCGCAAGGTTTAGTCAGTGCCGCCGTCTGGCAGCTCGCACCCGCCAAGCAGAGCGCAAAGGCCGGGATCGTCAGCAGTAAGTGCTTCCGCATCGATCTTCTTCCCATCTTCGAGGATTGTGATCCGGTCGTCTTTGAGATCGGCAAGAACACTTTCCTTGCCGTCAGAGCGACCATTGAGATAACCGGCCGCGAAGGCCAGGGAGGCGCCAGCGAGAGCGCCAAGGCCGATCTTCAGCCATGACGTGAGCCCGAACATCAATTCTTGACCTTCTGGTAGACGCCCCAGATCGTCAGGGCCAGGATCACGGTCGCAATCGTGATGCGGATCCAATCACCGCTGGAAAGCTCATACTGCTGGCCCGAGACAGCATCGAGGACATCCGGGATAACCGGAGCGGCCGTCGTAGCCGTAGCCGCCGCACCGCCGCCACCGATCGCCGCGACTTCCTTGTTCGGAACCCGCTTTTCAGCATCGACAAAGTTGGAAGAGACAAACTCGCCCTTTGCCCAAAGACCGGCTTCCGCAGCGCGGCGGTTGACCAGACCCTTGACCTTCTTGCCGCCGGCATTGACCCACTTCATCAACTCGATGGGTACGGAATTGTAATCGCCATTATTCAGCTTCTTGAGGAGCGTGGACTTGTGGAGCGCGCCGGTGTTGAAGTCGAATGAGACGAGCGCCGCGAACTGGTTGTCCGACAGCGGCACCTTCACGAGACGGGAAACTCGATCCTGGAACTTCCGGAGATCGGACTGGAGGATTTGCTCGGCCTGGCTTTCGCTGATGGTCATCCCTTCACGGACGTCAGGGGCGCCGGCCGCCGAGGTATGGCCGTAGCCGATCGTTAGGATATTCGCGACATCGCGATAGGCACGGGTCCGGAGGCCTTCAAACTTTTTGATGTGCGAAAGCCCCTCCGCGTTGATGCGTTGGTTCATGATACTCTCCATTTTGATGATAGTGGCGGCCCTTGCTAGTGTCTCGCGACCAGTTACGTTCCTGAGGACTGGTTTGGGGGCCAATATGACTGACGAAAGTGCTGCAAGCGCATCCGCGCTTGAGGATCGAGAGGAGAGAGCGACTAGGGCAGTGGCCCTAGTGGATGAGGCTGTGCAAGCACTGCGCGATCTAGCCGATCAGTCGGCAGAAACGAGCGACAGGGCGGCGGATGATCCGCCTCTGCGGCCGCGCGCACCTGTGCGGCGGTGATCATGAAGGATTTTCTTTTAAGTGGTGACCTTGGCGCCCGTCACAGCGAGACCGCTTATTTCTTAGACCACGCCTTCGAGGCCATTTGCTAAGGGTGGCTGCACCGGAACGGCGATACCTGTCTTTGCGGCCACATATGCCGGATCGTGCTGCTGAAGGACGCGATAAACTTCTTCCAACTGAACTGAGAGATTGTCGATCGCCCTGGCGAGGGCGTCACATTCGGCGCTCAATGCCTCGTTCCGCCGCTTTAGGGATTGGACGAGCATCGACATTGCTACGCCGCCCAGTCCACTTGCCCTGCTACGGCGATAGCCTCAGCCGTCGTTGATTCTGAGATAGCTTTCTTGGCAGCCATCCTCTTCGCCTCGATTCCGGCCGAGATGCTTTGCCAGGCCGAGAAAGTGGCAACAATCTCGTTTGCTTTGTCGATCTTACTCATGCTCGTGGCTTCCGCTTCGGCCACGATGTGAGGGATGTTGGCGTCGGCGATTGAAGGATTGTCGATCTTCGCGCGCGCCTCCTCCAGTTTCTGCTGATACGCCATCACCTGGCCGAAGCCAGGGGTGATGAACTGCATCCGGAAGGCCTCGGCGCTGCGATCGACCTGGGCCGTGGCTTCAGCCCTTAGGGCATCGAGGTCGATTTCTACAGGTGCTGGCGCCCAGGAGTTCATGACGCTCTGCAGGCCGGAGCTGATCACCGGCCAATCGCCGACATTTGCGATCGCCGCGTCTTCCTGCTTCGAAAGCTGGTCTTCGAGACTGGCGCGCTCCTCGGCCGAAAGGAGCGACATCACCTTGGCGCCGAAAGCGTACCAGAACTCCGCTTCACCAAAGATCTGCTGGCGTCCCATCCAGAACGCGCCGGCGGCAACCCATCGCTCGACCTTCCGCTCCTGGTGAGCTTTCAGCAGAGCTTCCGCGAAAGCCTCATACATACTTCCGATTCGATACATGTCTCTCTCCGATCAGGTGGGAAGGCCAAGGATGTAGTACCGAATCCCGATGATCGGGTCGGCGGGGTAATCGAACGTCCAGCCGGAGGTGTAGCGCTCAAATTCCGGGTTTCCCTTGAAGGTCCAAAAGGTCGCCTGGTTGCTGGTCACCGTGCAGTAGGTGGAGTTGCCCATGTGGTATTGGGCCTGGTTGTTGTAGTTTTCGGTGATGCCGGACATAGGCGGGCGGACGAGGATGCCGTTGGAGCCGTAGTCGTGCACCGTCATATATTTGACGAACGGGAACACGCCGCCGGTATTGGGGAAGTTGACGGTGAATGACTGACCCGCGTTGATGCTTCCCGGAGGCGTATAATTCGGCTGCGACCCGATTGCCTGGTACCCCTCGGCGAGAATCTGAATGGCTGGCCACCGGCTGTCCAGGACAATGTCGGCAAACCGGGGCGTAGCCGCAGCTCCAGGCCGGAGGAACTGCACCACATCCTCGGTACCGTCGTTGAACTGCCTTAAAACCTTGTTCGCGCCGCTGGAGGTCGAAAGCTTGTCGTTGGCGAAAACGATATAGCGGCAGCGGCAGGCTCTGGTGTTGTTGCTGATGAACAGCTTGGTCCCGGAAAACCAGTATTCGCAGATCAGTGACTCGCCAAACTGACTCATCGGGAAAACGATGGTGCTTCCGGTGTAAAGCACCATATCGCAGATCGTCGTCGGATCGACAGCATAACCAAGTTCGATCTGGGTAGTGCCGATCGGCAAGCTTATATCGCCGGACTTGATCGCCGCCAGTGGTCGGCCAGAGGAGTCGAAGGCAAGCTGGGTCGCCGTGGCGGTTCTGGTGTCGAAACCAGGCTTAGCCACCCGACAGAAGTTCTCGGTGATCTCTACGACACGTTGACCAGCGGAGGGAGAGCCGCTGGAGCCATTCTGGATAGCGACGTTGTTTCCAGGCAGCCGCCAGACGACAATTTCAGGGGTGACCTGGTCGGCGTTATTTTCACCGTACATGTTGGCATAGTAGAAAAGCCCATTGCCCATGGCGCGGTACGGGAATTCCGGATCGTCACCACGGTTCGCCCACCATGCCGAGCGGCCTCTGTCCCATGTCGTATAATAGCCGGGTTCACGACCAGACGGATCTTCCGAGCCTTGCCGCCGGCTGCGATACTGCTCGACATAGTGATTGTCGGCGTTCTTGCGAACCTTCATGTCCCAAAGCGGTAAGCTGTACGGCAAAGCGCTCCCGAAGAAGGTGTTGCGCATGGCCACGATCATCGCGCCGCTGGCCGGCACGTAGGTGGACTTCTGGTAGTTGGACGAGGTCGAGCCGGACGGGATATAGTAATTGCCGCCCGTGTAGGGCGTGTTCGTCATTCCAACCAGTTTGACGTCCTTCGCCCATTTCGAATTGTAGTAAAAGGAGCCGACATTCGCGTCGGGTTCCGTGCGGGGGTTGATCGTCCCCTTGGTGACTTTAACGCATGGAATACCAAGGCTGTCGAAGCCGATGAGTGTCCTGGTCATGAGTTGATGATGATCGTGCCGTTGTTGAAATCGAGAACCATCTTGCCGTTGGTGCTGGAGATGACTCCGGTGACGCTGGCATTCCCAAGATTGGCAGTGATGGCGGTGAGGCTGTTGACGGTAAGCATGTCGGCCGTGATGGAGCCATCCACAATGAGTTCGGCGCCGTTGGCGCGGCGGACCGAGAGGCGGTCAAAGAAGAAGTATCTTGCGACCGTATCCGTGCTGTTGTGATAGATGCGGAATTTGACGAACTTCGCGCCTGACGGAACCGTAAGCTTGCCGCGTTTTGGAGTGCCGTAACTGGTGGGTACGGCCGCATTCGACATACCAGGGAAATCGTCACTGTTATTGGCCGCTAAAAGGACAAACGCGGCGTCGTACCAGTAGCACCGGAAATAGAAGCCTGCAGTTGCAGCCGTCCCGCCGGTTTCGATTTGTGCCTCGGCCGTCAGGATCTCGCCGCCGATCACGGGGATGAAATTCTTGGTCGTCATGTACATGCTGGCGGAGCCTGGGGTGACCTGATCCGCAATCAAGGCATACTGCCCACTGTTCACGTTTGATGCTCCGCCAGTTACTCTGAAGCACGCCGTAGCTTGGGAACCGGTGCCCAAATAGGGATGGCTGAAGTCCCAAATCGCAGTCATCGTATCGGCAGTGATATCGGCAAAGTCCCAGTTCTGAATGAGGTTGGTGAAATCAGTCAGAAGCAGGGTTTTCGCGGTGATCGCGTTCGCGGCGATCTGAAGGGCGCCGATCGTGTTGGCAGCGATGTTGTCGCCGGTGATCGACCCATCAACGATAAGCTGGCCTGTACCCTTGCGGCGAACTTCGACGCGACCGACCCGCCACGTTGCTCCGGAAGCTGCCGTCAGGTTTTGGATCGTCACAAAGGCATACACCGCCCCGGCAGGAACAAGGTACTCACCGCTTTTCTCCACGTAGGAGGTTGCAGTATCGCCGACGCCGTCCGTGATGCTGAAGGTCACGTTGGTCATGACCGGCGATATCCAGTTGCCAGCAGAATCAACGGCAATGACACGAAAACGGATAGATGCCGTCGCTGTCGTCCCTGTGAGCGCTCTCGCGACCGCTGTTAGCTGTATCCTCTCCCCGGCCCTGACGGGAAACTGATTGGAATTATGTGAGAAGCCCGCAGCAGCGGTGGTGCCGATGTGCATATACGGTCCGCCAGCGAAGCCACCGGACGAGACCCATTGCCAGCCGGTCGGCCAAGTCCAATCAACCTCACCATTCAAGAAGCTCGGGTTGCTGGCGAGATTGTAGAAGTCCGAGATAACCATCTTCGTCGCGGTGATCGCACCTGCGGCTATCTCGGCCGCGCTGACGGCGCCGGCCGCGATCTTGCCGGCGGTGATGGCGCCGGCAGCAATGGCGCCTGCGGTGACGGAGTTCGCTGACAGGTGATTGGCATTGATTGCCCCGTCGACGATCAGGTTGGCGTTGTTCTTGTAGCGGAGCATAGGTCCGCCAAAATAACCTATGGAGTCCGACGCATTGCCTAGCCGCCTAAATACGAACCTGGATGCTCGTTCATTCGTCGTAGTAAAGGAGATACCGGCCCGCGTTGTTGCAGCGGAATCCGTTCTTGTCGCAACCGTCAACGTGCGGTTCAGGGTCGGGACTCCTGTCGCACTCACAGCGTAGAGCTCCAAAAGAACTTCTACCGTGCCTGCGCCGACGACTGTCGTTCCCATGTTAAGGGAGATTTCCGCGTAATAATCGCGGTTCGCCTGCATTGGTATCATGGGGGCATTTACCGTCCGCGTCGAAGCGTTCGGGTGTATCCGGAGTGCGTACTGACCGCGATCACCGTTTGCTGTCCCTGTTTCGTCGAAGACGGCTCCGTCCGGAGATGAGTAGAGGCTCATTTCTCTAAAGTCGAAGTCCGGGTAGATGTTGGTGAAGTCGGTCAGCACCAGCTCGCGAGCGGTGATTGAATTCGCAGCGATCTTGTCACCGAAGATGGCACCCGCAGCGATGGTCTCATGATTGACAGCCAAAGCCGCCAGTTTGGCAGCAGTGACCGCGGCATCAGCAAGCTTCTGTGCTGTAATCGAGCCGTCAGCGACCTCGCCGATACCGACCTGCGGCGTCTCGTACTGGTTGCTGGTGCTGTTCCAGGTGTAGAGCTTGTTCTGGAAATAGATGGTTTCGGTCGTCTTGGTCGTCGGCAGTGCGGCGCCGTCGATGATGCCGACGGGCTCGATGCCGTTGGCGAACTTCGTGATGGTGAGCGAACCGTCGAGCAGCTTCAGATTGTTGACGGCACCGTCCATGATCTTTTCGGCAGTGACCGCGCCGTCTGCAATCTTGTCGGCGATTATCGAGTTGTCGAGAACATCCGCAATCAGACTTCCGGTGGGATTGTTACTGACAGCCCATGTCGTGTACGTCCGCAAACGATCTGGAACTGTGGTGATTGTGGCGCGAGCGACATAGACCTCACCTGAGACTACGTTTTTTGTCGTGGTGTAGACCCCGGTCTCGGGGGCCGCGCACTGATCTTCAAAAAGTTCCGATCCATCGTCGTTCGGGCGATAAAAGAATCTAACGGCCGTGATCGTCGGGTCGGCCGGCGGCGTCCAGCTGAATCTCAGTGCCGGGACGTCAGCGCCGCTGCTGTTCGTGATGACGCCAGCGCTCACCTGGAAGTTCTGAACGGTCGACAGCAGAGATGGGTTGACCGGAGGCGTCGGCGTGATGATGACCGGACCAGGCTCAATATCATCGTCGTCATAGATCGCGGCAGAGGTCTCGCTTAGCTTCAGCGTGACACGGAACTGCTCATCCAGCACCCATTCCGAGATCATCCAGGTGCCGCCGCGCCAAGTGACCCACTCCCCCTCCTGCACCTTTAGACCGACGCGCCTGCTCACAGGTAAAGTGGCCGTGCCACCCATGCGGTTCTGACGATAGCGGATATAAAGCAGGTACTGCGCGATGTCCGGATCGGTCACCTGCAGAAAGTCGTTGCTGGTCTGGCGAGGCCTGCCGTCTTCCGAGACGTGGGCATTCACGTAGACCGGTTTAAGACTGTCAGGGTTCCACATCAGCTCGATCGAGAGGAACTGACCCGAGAGATAGTTATACCGCTCGAACGCCGACTTCCGGTATTGGATCTCCTTCGCACGATCGGCCGGAATGTCATCCGCCGTGATCTCCATGACCGGGATCTGCGGAGCGCCCGGAATGACGCCGGAAAGGCCGCGACGATTGATGCCGTAACCGGCCATCGCATCATCGAACTCCTTCAGGATCTCTGTATGGTCGTCATCGCCTGTCACCCAAAGCGAGCACTGATAGGTCTTCTTGCCATCGGTCCGTAGCGTGTCGCAGACGTTCATGGCGACGAAATACGTTCCAAGATCCAGCTGACCGAGGCTCTTTCCTTCGCCGATCAGCGTACGACCGGATATCAGAGCCTTGAGCCCCAGCTGATAGTTCAGGCGGTGGACAGCCGGGTTGAGCTGATGCGTCCAGGTCGACGGATCGTTGATGCGCTGCGGCCCAGAGCCGCCTGCGACGGTGGAGTCCTTGCGTGGGTCATATTCCCTCAGGCCGCGCAGCACGAATTCTATATCGGGCTTGCCGTTCCGGAACAGGTCGCCATCGTAGACGCGCTGAACGATCACATAGCAGAGCCCGGCATTGACGCTGGTGGCCTTCCACGTCTGGCCCAGAGCAGCTGTGTCGTCGACAAGCTTCTGATCAACCCCTTGCCCCGGCCGCCCGTCATAGAAGCGGAACGACAGGTAATATTGATCTTCATCGTTGGCGAAGCCCTCGACGCCGTAGTGTGCCGCCTCATCGCCTATAACCGGGAGAACAACCAGGTTGTGCTTCTTGCCGAAGAAATAGACGTAAGGCTCAAGTCCATCATTCCAGCCATTGGCGAGAACGAAGACTTCGGCATTGATCTTGTTGCCGCTGCCCCACTTTGCATAGAAAATCCGCTGCCCCTTGGTCTTGCCGGTACCGAAAAGGGCGCCAACAGGAACGTCCCCGCCATACTGCGTCTCGCCTTGAACAGCGGCATATTTCCGCTTCTTCGGCCGCCGCAGATAGCTGATCGCGAGGTTCGCGGCGAAGGCCAGACCGCTGCTGATGACGGTCGCGGCAAGTGCCGAGCCGGCAAACAGAGCGCCGGCAATGGCGCTGCCAATCGCAGTAAAGATCGCCATTCAGAAATTATCCAATGTGAAAAGCTGCGACGACATCGGAAAGGCCGTGATCCTGCCGGCCCGTCTCGGTTTTTGTGGTAAAGCGCGTACCGACGCAGATGCCGACATGTTCAGCACCGTCGGCGAGGCGAAGAATGACGAGATCGCCGAAATGGGCTTCCGCCGCGCCAACCGGCGGCCGGCCGAGCTCGACCGTCCAGAAATCGATCAGGCTCTTGAAGCCACGCTTGCGCAGAGCTCGCTGCGCACCGGGGAGGGTTTTATAGGCCCCGGCATATTTCTTCGCGAGCTGCGTCCCCTCTAGGGCGTCGACCAATGCGCAGCCCATCATGAAGCAGTCGGACTGCTTTGGATCGCCATAGACATATGGGTTTGCAAGCTCACGCGCGAGCGTGGCTTCGACAATGCGGAAGCGATTCATTATTATTCCTGCTGATTGATTCTAACAGTGCCGCCAAACCTATAGGAGCAGCCACATGTCTTTGCCTGCCTACCCGCCCGGGGCATCAGTAGTTCTGATGAAGATAATGGGAGGATGGTATGTTCATTCGGTTTACCCGCCGGGTTTCCAAATTCCATCATCAGGAATGCCAGCAGAACCTCATTTCGAGAAATCACTTTCTGAAGCCCTATCGCATATCAAGAAGTTTCACTCCGATGACGAGGTCCCCGGGGGCACGCAGCCATCAGCAGATCCAACAGGAGGACAACCGGAGCCTTACGCCGAAGGAACAGCTATCTGGCTGCATCGGAAGAGCAACGGATGGATGCCCGTCACGCGTTTCCCAGGCGGCGGAATCAGTCAGAGAATGGCCACCTACTCGACGTTGCAAGATGCTTTCGAAGGCCAACGCCTCTTGTATGGAGAGCAGTGATCAACGGCTTACTTGCCCCCATTCTTCGGGGATCGTGGCATTGGTAGCGACGTATTCGAGACCGGTATCGGTCGCGAGATTGTCGAACTGCTGTTCCTTCAGGCTGCGCTTGACGAAGGTCGCACCGCGGGCCGAACGACCGGGAGGCTGCAGATCGATCGAGAGTGTCAGCGAGCGCTCGGAACCAGAGACTGCGCCTTCATTGAAACGTACCTGGTCAATCTCGTAGATCGATGATGCCAGGATGCCGATCACCTCATCCGTATCGGGATCGCCCGCCAGATGAGCGATGATGACGGGCGCATTCTGATAATCGTAACTCTCGATCTGCGCGATGGCATCATCGGGATTGGTGACCGGAATGTTCGAGAACACGATCGTGCGCGTGCTCACGGCTATACCCACGGCGCTCGACATGTTGCCCATCTGCAAAAATCGGTTCGGAAGGTAGGTCAAGCCGTTGTAGGTGTATGGCCGTCCGCCCCGGTGATATCCGACAGTCTTCCCAGGCAGGTCAAAGCGGATAAGATCGAGGCGCGCAATGCGACCACCATCAACGAGCGCGGCAACGCCAGGATCAAGAGCCACTGACAAACACCTCAGTTGCGGAGAAGGATGGGGAACGGTTCGCCCAGGACTTCTTGCCGTCGTAGCTGCCAGGATCGATCTGCATGGTGCACGACGGCTTTTCGAAATGGACGGTGTTGGCCGTGGTGAAGGTGCCCGTATCGAGGCCATACTTGATCGAGAGCGTTACAACGCCCGAGCCGTTTGATGTTGCGGCTGCCATGATCCTATGAAGCGATCTTTCCCAAAGAGACTTCCGGATCTCGACATAGTCGCCTACCGACAGCTTGAACGCCGCAGGAAGGCCAGAGACAACAATCGTGCGGCTGTTCGTGATCGACTGAAGAACCGCCTGCCCGTTGAATGCGCCTCCCCCTGCCCTGGTGCCCGACAGCGGAAGGCCACTATCATGAGCGACAGGCCGCGGACGGAAAGCGTCGTACGCGAGGAACGTCTCTCCATCGTCTCCAGCCTGCATCATGAAAGCATCCATGATGCCATACTCTTCCCGCAACAGCGGGCGCGAGACGTACCGAGCCACCCAATAGGGCGTGCCGAAAGACTGAGCCTCAGTGCGGCGCCCTTCCATCCAATCGGTATCGCGTGGGCGGACAGGATCAAAGGCGCACTCCACCCAATCGCGGCGACCGCCACCGAACGTTGGCAGAAGAATGGGATCGGGCATCAGTGAGACTCGCCGTTCTGATAGAGATTTTCCCGGGCCTTGTTGCTCTCCTGAACAACCGTCACGGCAATGTCTTGGCTCTCTGCGCGGATCGTCGGACGGAACATCGGTCCTTCCTCGCCTATAACCCGCAGGACGAGTTCTCGAGGCTGGTCGCTGGGCTGGCTTCGGGTGGAAGCATTGTTCTGGTTCGCAGCCGGCAAGATGCGGTGATTCGGAATTACCTCTTCACCACCCTTGAAATGAACCAGTTCCGGCCCCTTCTCTCCTACCCATGCAAGACCCGGGCGCGCGGCAGGAGTGCCAGCGGCATAGAGACCCACACCAGGCTTGGATGGGAAGGCGCTGCTTCCTCCGCCGAACAGAGAACCGAACAGGTTCCCGAGTAGCCCGCCTCCTCCGCCGCTACCGGCGTCAGTTACCTTGAAGACCGCGTCGAGGACGTCGTTAAGGAGCTTATCCGTGATGCGGTCGAGCACGCCTAATGCGGCATCGCCAAAGCTCTTCCAGACGCTTTCGCCATTCTCAAGGCCGGCGCGGAAATCATCGAGGAACCCACGCGTCGTGTCCTTGGCAAAGTCCATCTGCTCACGGATGCGCTCGGTTCCGTATTCCAGCGAAGCCATGCGCTCCGCCAAACCGGAAATTTCCGCGCGCTGCGAGGCGGTCAACGTGATGCCTCTAGCTTGGGCCTGATTGAGCATATCTTGCTCGTAACGGAGTTTGAGGGCCGCTTCCTCTGTCAGGCCCAGCGCGTCTCTCTCGGCCTGAAGTGAGGCGATCCGACGCTCAGCACCGTTGATGATGTCGTCGTACTTCTCCGCCTCTGTCTTTCCGCCCTTCTTCTTTCCCTTCTCGTCGACCTTGCCCATCCAGTCGGCCAACTCTCGGACTTTCCCCGCAGCTTTAGACGCGCGCTCAGCCACATACTCGTACGCCTTCCCGGCGTAGTCCTTTCCTTGTGCGCCATTGTAGGCGTCTTGAGCGGACTGTAACGCGCTGGCAGCCTCTCCAGAGCGTGGATTGCTTAGCCGGCCAAACTCGACGGGCCCTAGTGTCATGTTGTTGAAGGTTTCAGGGCTCAACGGCTTTCCGATCGATGCCGAGAAGAGCGCATATTTGTTGATCAGGTTGTTGAGCCCATCAATGGCGCTCTGCACCATGCTCTCGATTCCATCAATGACCTTGTTTGCGGTCGAGTAGACGATATCAGCCAAAGCGCCTGGCAACTGAGACCAGACGGCTTTCAGTGCTTCGTAGCCACCAACGAATGCCCCAATGACAGTGTTGACGCCGTCCTTCGCCGCTTTGACGATATCGAACCCGAAAATCTGCTCCAGTTCTTTGCGAAAGATATTCGCAGCGGCAACTGCGACAGTTATGCCTGCGACGAAGGCTACAACCGGGTTGGCGGCAAGGAACGCCACCGCAACAGCTCCCAGCTGCGCTACCAGACGACCTAGCCACGCAATAAGGGTGATGACGCCGCCAATGATCGCGGGCGCATATAGCAGAGCCAATGCAGCTGCGGCGGCTACGGCATAGGGAGCGATCTCATCCAAGATCTCAGCTAGCCCTCGGAGCGCTGCACCCGCCAGCTTCCCCCAATTGACCATCTGAATGAGGGCGGCCCCGAGGGTGATTACTGCGATCGTCACGAGGGATACTGGCGAAAGAACCATCGCGAATGCCTGCGCAAACCCCTGGATCGGCTTGTCCATCGAAGCAAGAACCATCGCCGCTTGCGTGCCCTGCTGGAAGCCGATCGTGAGCGCGGCCATACCGCCTTGAGCGCTGATAATCGTGTCCTGCACCTGGGCGGCCAGATTTGCGATGTTACCGCGGTGACCGGCGACATTGCTGTTTGCGGCGCGGTTCATCATCTCGATTTGCCGGGATGCCGTTTGCGCCGCTGTTCCCTCTTTCGCATACGCTGCGGCTGCAGACGCCGCTGCCCCAGTCGCACCACGATTTGCTGCTGCCAGCCCATCAGTCGAGGCTTCAGCACGAGCCGCAGCACCGGCCAGCTTAGTCAGGCCATCGGTCGCCTTGTCGGTCCCTCGTTCTGTGACCTGGATACCTAGCTGGGCTACGTCTGCCATCGGTTGTCCTTTTGACGCGGTTAGGTATGCTCCCACCGAATCTCGATGGAGGGTTTAATGCTTAAGCTTGCTAGTGCTTTGATTATCGTTGTGGCGCTCGCGTCTCCGATATCGGCGCAAACCAAAGCAGACCCCCGGGCTGTTGACGCATGTAAAGCCCGATCACCCACGTTCGTTCAGGTCGCTGACTGCCTTCCTGCGGCGCACGTGGCGATCAAAACGCTGGATGCCTTCGATAGCATATACCCTGCGACCGCTCAGCCGCTGAAAGCTAAGTGCGTCGAACGGAACCCCGGAAACATATCCGGGGCGTGGATCTGCGTTACTGAAGCGGTCGATAAGGCCGTCAGCCTTAAGCAGTCACTGCCGGCCGGGGCAAGCCTGGACGATCCTATTTTCGCTGCCGTCGCCAACGAAGATTTGGCGAAGAAACTTCAAGAGGCGGAGAAGAAGGCGAAATCTGACTTTCCAAAGCAAACGATCTGGGGCGGGTCGATGTATTTCCCCTACAAATGAAAAGGCCCGCCGGAGCGGGCCAAGCCGACTCGACTCCCGGTTGCCGCCGTGCTTCCGTCTGGGCGCCCCGATCCAGGAGAATCACATGCCTTTCGAATTGAAATGGGACCCAAAGAACGCCGAAGTCGAACTAGGCGCTGTGGTTATCGCATATCATGAAGCCCTAACCGCTGCCATCGAAGCACTGGCCGAAGTAAAGGGGACAGATGATTTAACGTGGTTCGACGAGTTGCATCAGAATTCCATTGCTGCCGCGAAGGGAACGACCACCGAGGAGATCTCGATAGAAGTCGATGCGAGCGCTGTCCGGCTTGGATTTCAGACGCTCGACGCAGACTTTAAGAGCATCCGCATCGGCTTGATCAAAAACAAGAAGTGACCGCTTATCACCTAAGCTTATTGCAGCCATGGTGAAACTTGCGCTGTAGATTGCGCCATTTTTCATCGATCTCTCCTATTAAAGGGCCCCCGATTTGGGAGCCTCTGCTGCATGCCTAGCGAGAAGGAGCTTCGCGTTCCCTGATGGCTTCCGCTTCCCGATCAATCTCGACGCAATACCGGCAATCCATGGCGCGAAGGACCGCTATTTCCTCTCGCCTGAGGATATTGCCGGTGATCTGCAGCCAAGCTAACAGCTCCGAATGCGAAACGGGGTTGGCACCGTTGAAGCCCGACGCCTGCCCTGCCCGAACACTCCAAAACGCTTCCCAAAGGAAAACGCCGACGTCCGGAATATCGGGCTCTGGGCTTTCCACCTCGAACGCCCCGTTCCTTTCGCGGCGGGTCTCGCCTTCCTTGTCCTTGATGCTGTCGTACCGAGCTGTGACCGCTACGGCTTCGCAGAGCCTTTCTCCGAGCTCTTCGTAAAATTTGCGCGGTCCTCACTGGCCGCGCTGACCTGGTCATAGATCCAGCCGGCTTCCGAGACGACTTCACGAGCCGTTTCGAAAGAGAGTTCCGGCTTGGAACCCTTCCAGTTGTGGTCGCCCCAATCCCAGGAGGCGATGGAAGCAGCCGCGCGATCGAGGTACTCGGCCTCGACTTTGTCCGTCGTCAACTTCTTTTTCCGGCTGGAAAGGAACTTGTCGGAATGCTGACGGACTACCTTCTTGACGGCATCACTTTCGGAGGATCGGACCATAAAGCGGATGCCGAGCCGTTCCTCGCTCTTGGGGTCGACGAGGTGAAGCTCGAACAGGTCTTCCGAGTTGACGAGTTTGGAAATGTCCATGTGATCCTCTTACGGGGTCAGGTCTTCGGGATTGACGCGGATCGGCAACTGGTTGAGGCCGATGGTGTAGCGGGCGAGTTCGAAATCATCAGAGCCGCCGCCCGGGTAGAGCGGGCCGGATACGACGCCGCGGCTGTAGAGGATCGTGTTCGACCAGCCGTCCTGCGGCTTGTCGTTCCGCTCGATCTTGATTGCCATGTTGTTCTGGTTGAGTGGATCACCGAAGGTGCGAAGGATGACCTGGCCCGCGTCGTCGGGGATGTCGGCGACTTCGATCTGCGGGTCACCGGCGTTCGCCGTCCCCTTCTGCTTTTGGGTGACGGCCTCGTCCAGCGTGTTGTAGCTGTTCATGGTAGAATTGGCGCCGAAGTCGCCGATGTTACCAACTTTTCCGACCTGGACCCAGGTCAAGCCTTCGAAGGCGGTTTCGGTTAGGTCGCTGTTCTGGGCGGTCGCGCAGACGTAAACCTTGCTGCCCTTTTTCGTGGATTTGTTCGCCATGGGTTAGGTCTCCGGTTCGAAGGCGATGTAGGGGATGCTGACGGGGATATTCATCCGATCCTCGTCTTTGATCGGGCGGGACGCCCAAGGCTCGCTATCGATCGTGATTTTCACGCCCGACGCGAATATCGTCTGGTTCTTGAAGCGGTTGATGATCTGGTCTGAGACCTCTTGCGCGTCGATGATCGCCCAGCCGATCGGCCACATGACGCTAACCTGCGCCATTCCGACCTTCTGTTGCGGGTCGTTGCCCATGGTGATCTGGCGCGTCCGGTTCGGCATGAAGTCGAACTTCAGAAACTTTGGCGGCTTTGTCTCGCCATCTGGTGGAAAGGTGATCCCCGGCGTTGCGATCGGGAGAACGTCTGGCATCTCTCTCAGCCTCGTGAGGAGCGCAGCGAATATGATTGCGTCCGTTCCCGTCGCCATGTACCGATTACCTATGTCAGAAAAGCCGCCCCTATCGGACCGCGAGGTTCACGAAGCGTTGCACAACGCGTGGATCATGCTTGCCAAGGAAGAAGGCGCTACCGAGTTCGGCAACAACACTCTGAAGGCTGCTCGCCTGTCACTCTTTAGCTTCCAGATGGGTATGATGATGAAGATGGAGGGCACTACAGACCAAATGCCTTCCGAACCGTCTCCGCATTCCGGTTGACGTGGACATCCCAGTTCTGCACCGCGCCACGTACAAAGCCGGCCGGCGCTCTACCGTTGGCTCCATATTCCTGATGCCCCGCATAAGCAGCCGTGTAGCCGAAGAACAGGTCATCCTCTAAGGACGAACCGGTAATGATCGCCTCGATGGTCCCGAAATCGAAGCGGTAAAGCTGTCCCGCGACAGGGTGAGCATTTGGGTTGATGCTTGGCATCGCTGCCGTCGAAGCCATCAAAGAAGCCCATAGAAAGCCTGTTTCCCAAGGCAATTTTCCGCCCTCGAAGTCAGGCGTGTTCATCTCACGGACAACATCCTTCGCGCTCTCGTTTCGGACTGACTCGATTGCATCCGGCACCTTCTCCGCCCATCCGGCGACTTGCGCCGCGAATGATAGCGTAGCCATCAGGCTGCTCGTGCTCGGTACCGCCGGAGACCGGCGGCGATGTAGTTGATCCGATACTCCAACCGGCACTTGCATCCGATCTTGTGCTTTGCCGGGATGCCCGGAGCATGCGGAAACATCAGCGGCGTCCCGTCCGGGGCCACAAAAGGTTGATCGAGCGGAACCCCTTCAGCCTTATACCTTGAGGCCATCTCGACATGCTGCATCCGGGGATGCTCGGAAGCCGAATGAAGCCAATGCTTGGTCACTTCCGCCGATGTGATCTTGCCTGCTTCGATCTGCTGACGGATCGCATTATCGCGGACTGAAAAAAGCGCCGTCCTGGTTTCTTCGAGGCCGATGGTTTCGCCGCGGAGCCGCAGGTTATTGTCATTCAGCCGGCCGATGATCTTCCCCACCATCGCTGCATCAACTGGGCGCTCTTCCCGAATAGCCTTCGCCACGGTGCGGTCGAAGCGGCGGTCCCTCGTCTTGAGGTCGAGATATGCTTTCATGCCGTCGAGGTCGCCAGACAGGAGCCTGTCGCGCGCTCGGGTGATGAACTCCACCTGCCGGGAGGTGAGCCCGATGGTGCCGCCTTCCCGACGCCCGGTGATACGGTTCACCCTGCCTATGACGTCAAGCGCCGTCGATGTCGGGTTCCTTCCCTGCGACAGACCAGCCTCAAAGGCTAATCGAAGCGCCTCGCGCTGATCCTCTGTGATGTTCGTTACCAGCTTCGACGACTGCTCGCGGATTAGCCTTTCGGCTTCAAGGTTGCGAACGCCGAACTGAAACAGCACTCGCGTCCCATCGGGCGCAACCAGGGACGGCAGGCTCTGCACCATGTTAATCCCGCCAACGTTGAAAGCCTCCCGCAACGTCATTTCCAGCGCCGCGAAGGCTTCAGGCTCAAATTGGACGGCTGCCACAGCGCCAGCAATATCCCCCTTTTCAAGCCGATCGACGATCGTTTGCAACACGACAGATGACTTGATTACATCGATGGCGTCGCGAAAAGCTGCAGCAACGCGGGGCTCATAATGACCAAGCAGCTCCTCGAAAGTCATGGCAACTCTCATGAAAAAGGCCCGCCGAAGCGAGCCTGGGTTTAGGTGGTTTCCGCAAAAAACTACTCGTGCCGTAGGTGGATCAACGGATAAGGCTTGCCCTGCCCGTCAAGCTTCGAGCGCCCGGTTTCCCGGAAACCCAGCTTCTTGTAGAATCCGACTGCCGGTGAGTTCTGCTCATTGACGTCAGTAGTCATGTTCGGGTTCGCCTTGAGGGCGATGTCTACCAAAAAGCGGCCAATGCCTTTCCCGTGGTATGCTGGATCGATGAATAGGGCTTCCATGTGACCTTCATCAACCAACATGAAGCCTAGCACAGTTCCCTGATGATCGACTGCGAGCGTGAGCGGCGCTTCAGGTAAGAAGCGTACAAGCATCTCGTCGAGTTCAAGACGATCCTCCGGCTTTAGAAAATCGTGCGTGGCATCAACGGCCGCGCGCCAAATCGCTAGCACACGCTCGCCATCCTCTGGTGTGGAAACTCGAATGTCGATCATGCGGGCGCCTATAGTCCGCCGGATTTTTATACGCAAGTGTCAAGCGACGCTCCTTCCCTGAACAATGTAGACGACGTTCGTAACGCCGTCGTAGTTGTTCGGGTCGCCGGCGATCACATGGAACGTCTTGCCGCCGGCGGTGATGATGTCGCCAACAGTTGGCTCGATCCCCAGCCCGACCGATGAAATGTAAATCTGCCGATCAGAAGTCGTGATGTTGGTGCCGTCGATGTACCTCTGGTCATAGGTCATCGGAACGAGCGTGGCCGGATGAGCGGTTTCGGTGGGCTCTCCACCTTCGACAGGATCGGGAGACGTGATGCGCGTTACGGTCCCCTGTTGCCCATATGAGGTGAGCAAGCGATGTGCGGTAGCCTGCAGGCGGGCGTAGATTGGGTTAGGCATTCGCACCTCGCGAGGAACAATGACCGCTAGCTTCGGTTGTGACGTGCAACCACAGGAGATTGTGATGACCGAGAAGAAGCCAGACAAGACCAGCGACGACGCTCGCACCGGCAAGGATGCCGACAAGAACCGAGAGGAACTCGTGAAGAAGGCCGAAAAGGGCCTAGAAGACGCTCACGGCAACAAGCCGAAACCAGATCAAATCAGTAGCGAGCGAGCGCCGTGACGGACGTGTTGCCCGAGGAGGCCAAGAGGACGTTGTGCAAGATGCCATCAATCACCACGAATTTTGGCTTTGGTGCAGCCGCTGCAGCGGTTTGATATTCCGTCTCTTCCTCGATCGAGCCCACTTTCACGCGTTCCGCTTTGATAGACGCTTTGCCATCGAAGTCTGGGGCAAGGGATCCAGGCCTCACTAGCTCCCGTAGTGCGGCTTCATATGTTGCCTCTTCGACTTCGAGGGGCACCTCGTCAGCTGGAATTTGATCGCCAGATACGTCCAACGCTTCCGTTCGCGGCCACTCCCGCACCTGGGAACGGCCATCCGTCTTCATGCCACTGAACCTCGCCCGATACGTGCTGTCGATCCAGACTGAGGCCCGCAGCAGGGCAGCATGCCGATCTTCGTCACCACCGGTTGCTGTCCAAGCCGCGTTCCCGCGTGCCTGATGATAGGCGAGCGCATCCGGGAGGGAGCCGTAGTGTTCAGCCATTGGGCAGACCTCTGGTATTCTTCATGGCAAATAGGAGTTCCTGCACGATCGACTGCATAGAATACGCTTCGAACTCGGCGCTGGGGTTCGTCTCGCCCATAACTGCGCGGACTTCCTGCCAGATGTGCGCGCCTTCATGGGTAAGGAGGCCGACAATCTCGCAGAGCGTGCGCACCTTCTCCGCCCTATCGCGAATCGTCACCATCGCTATCGTCTTCCCGTGCTTGGTGAAGAAAGTCGCCCGACCATCGCTGTCGGGATATGGTTCTCCAACTATCCCCATCACCTTGAGCTGCTTGTTCCAAGCCTTCTCGCTTGGGCAGAAACAGTACTCGACGGGTTGCCAGCCTCGATCACACCAAACTACTTTGTCCATGCGTGCGCTTCCAATCCCCAACGACAAACCGATAGCGCGGCGGCCGCCCTCGAGCGGCCACTCGCTGTTGGAGACACGCTTCAGCCGCGCCGCTTCAGCTCGGCATCGATTGCAGCATTGGCTTCTTCCCCATTGCTGATTGGGTCGACACTGAGCTTGGATGCGAGCGACCGGCGTTCCTGCCAGGTGAGATCGCGCCAGTTGGCAGGGATTTCCACCTTGGATCGCTCATCGGTTGAACCAACGCCGTCAACCGGCTGATCGCCCACGATCTTCTGAGCGCCGGACGTCACTGCCACGCCAGCCTGGTCGATAGTCTGGGCGGGCTTCCCGGTGGAAACATCGGTGTTACTGGCTTTGATGCCGATGCCTCCGACAGCCGCTACTTCAGCATTGGCGGGGAAGTTCCCCTCGCTGTCTGCGAGTGAGCGGCTGGTGCCTTCCGGATCGGGCTTGATCGGCTCGATATTGGACAGAGCGGAAGAGGACTGCCGCGCCGCCTTCTCCGCCTGTTCGGCCATCTTGTCGAATGCATTGGCGAGCCGGTCTACGGCCGAGCCGCCGAGCCGGTTCGCGCGGGAGCGAAGGATCTGTGTGCGGCTCTCGTCACGACGTGCGATCGCCTCCGCAAGGAGCGGATCGTTTGCATGATCGGTCATGATATTTCTCCAGATTGAGGGATGATGTGGAGAGGGGCAGAAGCCCCTACCCTCAGCCGTTGGTGACGACGGCAACCATGCGGACGAGCTTTGGATCATAGACCCGCGTCCAGTTGTTGCCGGTGGCGAGTTCGGCATCGGTTACGCCGGAAGCCGACGCAGGCGTGCCGCTGAAGGCAACGCCCCGCGGGTGCATAACCCAATGGCGGCGGTACCAGACGGTCTCCACGCCTTCACCGTTACCGGCGGCCGCAACACTGTCGATCTCGACCGGCTTCTTCGGTCCGCCTTCGCCGGTGGCCTCGGCATAGCCGATGGCGCCATTGCCGAAGAGATAGGACGTGTACTTGAAGCCAGAGGTCGCACCTGCCTCACGTGGGCACTGGTCGGAGACATACACGACCTTGTCGTCCCACATGTCGAAGTCGAGGCCGGTTGCCGGGTCCTTGAACTTCTCGATCGCACGTGCCGCGCGGAGGTTATAGAACACGCGAGAGTGCATGAGGACAGCCGACAGGGTCGTGCCGTATTCGCCGAGAAGTGCGTAAGCATTTGCCGCGATTTCGGCATCGAGATTGACGGGCGAAACGGCACCGTCTTCCGATGCGACATCGAGAACGTTGCCGGCCATGCTGGCGGCGGCGAAGACGCCCTTCATCTGCTGACCCATGATCCGCTGCTCTTCGCGGACCCAGTACTCTGCGATGAGCTGGGCAACGGCGTCGAGCGGATCTTCCGCAAGCATGGACGCAACCAGGTTGGCAGACTGCCAGCCGTTGTTGCGGCGGATCTTGCGAGCCATGTCCTGGCCCTGGGTCATCTTATTGGGTGTCGCCGTCTGGGCCGGATCGTCCGTCGAGACGTTGGAGTTGCCGGTCAAATCGTTCCAGAACGGCATCTGGACGAGGTCACCGGGACCGTTGGCGAAGCGCTGAAGCTCGCCGTCGGTGGAGACGATTGGAGAGTTGCGGATGCGCGAAAGCTGCGCAATGCGCTGGATCGTGGTCGGAAGGAAGAGCGGGCCATAGATGACGTCGCTCAGGCGGGTCGTTGCCATTGCAAAGCTCCTGCTGTTTGGAGGATGTGGGGTGGATGGTCTCGGTCACCCCACTGGGCATGACCTCGTCTGCGTTGGCGCCACTGGCGCGGGAATTACCAGTTCGGAGTGACGCCGGCGGCCTGTGCCATCTGGCGGGCCTTCACCGCGTTCTCCTGAATTAGTTGCTGCTGCTTGGTTAGGTTCGGCTTCTTGCCGTTGCTGCTGTCCCAGGGATTGTCGCTGAACTGGCGGCCATCGCCGCCCTTGGCGTCGCCGCCGGTGGCTTTGGCGACGAACACCTTTCCCTCGTCCTGGCCAACCCAGTTGCGAACGTAGTCGATCAGCGGGGTGCGGTCGTTCACGCCATCATCGGCGAATACCTGGATTGCGTCATCATCCTCGACGAGCTTGATCTGGCCCTTTTCCTTCAGGAGCGCCTTGGCGGCCGAAAGGAACGTCTTGTCGATACCGGCATCAAGCAGGGCCTTCGTCAGACCGTCATCAACCATGACACGGCGAAGCGTGCCGTCCAGCTTGTTGGCGCGGGCCTCCAGTTTCTCGCGATCCTTTGCGAACTTCGCCTCGAGCTGCGTCTTCTGGGCTGCGAGGCGCTCCTCGATCTTCGGTGGCTCTTTTCCCTCAGCCTGCTGGCGAAGGGTCTCGTACGCATCGATGTCGAAGTCTTCGGGCAAGCCTTCAAGCCGGCTTTCGGCCGCTGTCAGCTTTTCGCTGATGGTACGTTTTTCGCCGCGAACGCGATCGAGAGCGGACTTGAGCGCAGCGGCGCCGGGGTGAGATTCGATACCCTCGATTGCGAGGATGAACTTGCCGTCCTTCTCTTCGTAGAGCGACCTGAACTGGTCCTCAACACTGTCGAGGCTGTCGATGATTGCCTTTAGGGCCACTGGCCTTCTCCTTCGTTGATCCGGTCACTGCCGGACATAAAAAACCCGGCTAAGGCCGGGTCAGATGCGAAGCGATGATGAGGTGATCACGGATGATCGGCTAGGAACCGTTCAAGGTATTTGATCATGTCCTCAACGTCCTCCTTGGTGAACTTGGTCGGATGTCCATGAGCGGCATTGTTGCGTACGTCAGCTAACGCTGTAATTCGCTTCTGGACCGAAAGGTCATAGGCGCCGGCTTTAGCCAAGTCGGCGTTCATCTTGTCCAGCTTCCCAGTTGCTAGACCGAGGTTGGTGCTCATGTCGCGGAGCTTAGTCTCCAACACCACACCGGCGACGACGGCGGCCGAAGTAGAATAACCGGTCCTCAAAAGTTCTGTCGCCTGATCAAGCTCATTTCCGAAGACCTCCGCCTGCGCGAGCGACCTTGCACTGTCCAAATATCCGCCGTCATAGTCTTCTTGCGCAGCCAGCATAATCGCCTTCAGCTGCTGGAGTTCTTCCCATCCATCCCTGAAGGACTGCGGCTTCTCGGTCTCGACAAACTGAGTGTAGTGCTCCGATTGCTTGCCGCAGGCGGATGCCAAAAGGTTTCGACACTTCACCCGCCATGCGAGCTTTGCATCTCCATCTACTGTGTCGTAATCGCTGCTGTATTCGCTGCGTACATGTTTTTTGGTGGCCTCTATGGGCTTAACCTGAGCAAGAAGATCCGCGAAGCGCATCGACAATTTTTTAACCGGCATGATTCACTCCCCTGGTTTAGGGAGAGTATTATTCTGAGTTGCAACTTCTTCGCAATGCTGCTCGACAAGGGCCTAAATTGAAGCAGCCGCCTCCCTCTCTTCCTCGCTCCCAAACCGCTCCTCATCGATAAGCTTAAGCTCCGCCTCGTGATCCCGCTCGGCACTGGCGATCTCGCCCCGCTGAAGGTTCTCGTAGAGCGTCTCGTAGGCGATCGCTCCGTTCTGCCACAGCGACACGAGCGAGGCCGCCTGCTCAGGTGTCAGCGTGGCATCTACGAATGATAGGTTCGGCTTAACTGTCACCGCATCAGGACTCTGCCCGATCATGATGGCAATGTGTCGAAGCGCCTTTTCCAAGCCCTGTGCGCTGGCAAGGGCAATGGAGGTCAGGGTGGCTGTCTCGGCGGCGAACCGAATCCGCAGTGCGTCTCCGCTTTCCGCGGTCTTCGTCTCCGAGCTACTAAACAGCCGAGCGCCGGACTGAGCAGCGTTCTGCCGCTCGTCGAGGATGGCAGTCCGGTGAGCAGCAATGCCGGTGCCAGCGGGTCCAACATACTTCACGTCAGGCGCGCCAGCATTGTCACCTTGCTTGATGGCGATGACCGCGCCAGCGCCGACAGCCGATGGGGCATCGCCATTGATGACCACCAGCGTCTCCTGCCCGGTCATGAACAACTGCCAGCGGTAGTCTGCTGACAACTGGTAGAGCGCGACGGCAGACCGAGCGACACCAAACAGCGGCGGAAGTTCGGGGACCAGCGAGAGATCGCGAGCACCAATGACAACGAACGGGATCTCGCTCAGAGCGGTATTGCCCCTGCGCGTCGGCGTGACCTCGTCGCCTGCCGTGCGTTCTGATCCCATGAAGGTCTGGACCGTGTAACGACCCTGTTTCATCTCCAGTACGCGGAACCGCTGCTCCGGCTCCCAACGGAAGCCATCACGCTTCAGCCCGCTTTCATTGAGGACGAACATCGAGCGATCATCGGCCCAGTTGATCAGCGCCTCGGCACTGTAGCCGGCAAGCCAAGGCAGGTCCGAACCTTCGGTGGCAGCATCAGCCAAGAGCGCGTAACGCCCCGTAGTCAGCAACTCAGCAGTGATCCTGCGATGCAGCGCCTCAAGCGGAAGCCCGTCCTTCGTCGCCTTCTCCCAAAGAGGCTCCATTGCTTCCGGCATCTCGATCTGCGCCTCGGTGCGGTGGATCACACCAACCATGCCGTGGATCGTAGGCAAAACGATCTCCGGGAATTGTGCGCGGGTCTGGTAAGCCTCATACAGTGCGCGCCCGCCGTCTGCCTGTGCCGAAAAGCCTGAGGGCTTGGGCAGGTAGGCCGTCGCAGCGGCTTTGACTTCCTTTTCGCCGCCGGCTGTATCGCGCATCAGCACCCATTCGTCGGCGCGATCGAGATACTCCGGATGCTTGGTATCAACGGCATCTGTCATCAGGCTCTAGACCTCACATGGCCGGAACAATGGCGGCCTGTCTTTTGTTGCTTTCGCCATGCACAGGAGACGTCGATGACATTCGACGAAAAGGCCACCGAGGAGACCTCTCAGAAGCCGCCCGGCGACGAAACAGAGCCGAGTTCACCTCAGTCGGCGGAAGGCCTCTGTCCCGCATGTGCCGGTACGGGAAAACTCGGCCGTCGAACTTGCCCAGACTGCGGTGGCAGCGGCACTATCACGGTCATTGTCGGCGATGCCTAGCTCAATAGAGCCCTGTTACCGTCGTCGTGGTGGTCACCGGAGGTGAGGCGATCAACGCATTGAAGGCGCGGCTCGTGCTGTCGGCGTCGTCGTCATGGCTTGCCTCAGGGAAGCTCTCCAAGGCCGTGAACCAATCCTCGTTCCATCGACCGCGGATCACGAACACATTGCCGGCCTCAGCCTGAGCAGAGAAGCCGCTGAAACGTGTGATCTTGTCTCCGCTTTCAGGTGACGATCGAACGCCATAGCCAGCCAGCATCTTCGTCAGGGTGGCTACTTGGCTCTTGCCGGCCTGTCCCGGGTCCTGTGGCAATGAAATTCCAACCTGCCTTCCATCGCCGTCTGCAGTGTTTTTGATCATCCTTTCGACACCGGCCGGCGATTGCCGATCACGACGGTGATCGGCGACGAAATACCGGCCATCTGGCGTCTTCCCTATCAGTGTTCCGGCTGTCCAGTCCGGATCATTGCTTTCCGTCTTCGGCGTGCCGGCCAGGTCCCAGCCCCGCATCCATCGAATGTCATGCGGCGCAGCATCGACGATCTGGCACCAGGCGCGCTGGAAGTAGAGACCAGCTGCGGGCCGGATCTTCCAGTTGCCGCCGAGAAGGCGCTCTCGCTCCACCGTCGGCAACGCCATCAGACTTGCCAGATAGCTCGGGTCCGCCGCCATTAAGGCGCGGTTGTCGCTGAGCTTCGCCGGGACGAACGTCACCGACTTCGGGGGGATCGGCTCCTCGACGCCGTCCTCATTCGGAGCGGTGTACTGCGCCAACTCCTCGGGACTATTAGCCCAGATGATTGCATCACCGATACGGACGAACCAGCGAAGTACGCCGGCGCGCTCCGGAATCGGCAACCCCGTGTCCTGATTGATCCACCAACTGATGAACTGAGCTACCCAGCTATCAGCATCAGGGTTGCAGGTCGCCCTAATGTAGGGCCGCACGCCCGACATAGAACGGTTACGCGAAACCATGTACCAGAACTGCTTCGCGCTGAAGTGCGTCAGCTCATCGAAGCAAATCAGCGGGATCTGCGAGCCCTGCCAGTTAAGGACGGTCTTGTCATGCTCCAGGTGAGCAAACGAAACCGACGCCCCTGAAGGAAAGCTCCACTGCAACACATGCTCTTTCGGGCTCGCGCCGATTGCGGGATAAAGCTTTTCGCTCTCGTCCCACAGACCGCCCTCGTTCCTGACTTGCACTGTCGAGCGGCGGAAGAAGACCGCGCCGAATTGCCGGTTGGCAATGTGGCGCAGCGGCTCCATCAGGAGCGCCCAGGTCTTTCCGCCGCCTGCCGAACCACCGTAGATGGCTATATCAGCAGGTGACGAAAGGAATGTCATCTGTGGCCCGGGTTGCGGCCGGATAATTGTCTGGGCTGCCGCGCCCTTCTCAACTCCTGCCATTATCGGGCAACTGGAATATCGTCACCGGTGAAACGGGAACCGGCAAATCCTTTCCATCCTTCCCTGTAAGCTCCCGGCGATTGGTATAGCTGCCGCCGACTTCCTCAGCCGCCTGCTTCAGCAGCGAGGACGCCAGCACCATGTTGCCTTGGTTCTCGGCTTTGTCCGCCATGCGCTGGAGGGCACGCAGTCTCACCGCCCGGTGACTAATGGCGATCGACGCTGTGTCCTCAAGGAAGGTCTTGCGGGTCTCTTCGAAGATGGCTTTCCATCGATCGGCGAGGTTCTTGCCGGCCTTCTTCGTCGGGTCATATGCCTCGATCGATTGCGGCGTCAGCGTAACTGAATATTCCTTCCTGAGTGCGGCGGCTACGACGGTCGGGGAATCGAAGCAGGCGAGCGACTGCACAACAAAGGTTTGTTGCTCGCGAGTGAGTTTCGCTTTTGCCATCGAACTATCAGGATGCCTTCAGGTCTACGCAACGCGGAGCTGACACGTCCCGCATACATGGCCGATGCTGGCCCGGGATATCTCCGGCGGCCTGTTTGCTGCATCGACCAGTGCACGAACATTGGCAGCATCAGCCCCATAGCGACGGACAACACCGATGAACTCTTCCACGTCGTGCCCACGCATTGCGAATGCTGGTCTTCCGTCTTTGCGGAACTTCGGACCGAATGGCCCTTGCTCTTGCCCTGCATGATAAAGCTCATGCTCGACCAAGGCGCAGAACTCTGTGTCCGAGCATACAGATGCGTAATGAGCATCGAACGTCAGGAGGAAGTCCGGCACGTCTCCGAACCAAGTCTGCAATTGAAGCTCGATGCGGGAGCGCGACCATTTGCCGGCCGGTGGCAATCCCATTTCGCATTGACCGATTACCCGGCGGCCGTGGCGACCATTCGGGACGTTAGTCCACAAGGCGCCGATCGAGGCGAAACGGAGATGAGCATGATCCTCATTCAGGAGGTCGGCTGTCTCGTCGATGAAGGTTGATCGAGCCCATTCAACCAGATCGAGCGCGGGCTCAAATCTGATGGCGGTATCCTCGATCATGTCTTCTGGTGGCATCGGCCTCATTTGAAGAATGCCCTTGTTACAAAACGTGATCGTCTCAAAGGGATCAGCGGATATCGCCAAGTATCAATCGTGTTGAACCGGGAAAAACACCACGCCAATCCTACTTGTGGCGACAACCATTTCAGGCATATTGCGGCAGCGGGCAGCGCACTTCTTTTTTTAAAGGAAAGGTGCGCGCTATGCAGACCGCGACAGACATTATCCGAATATCTACGCCCGTTTTCCAAGGCGAGGCGGCTGGGGCTCTCCCCATCATTACTCTGGCCGTCGTCGCGCTAGCGGTGTCGTGGATATTCAGGCCGCGATCTTGATTTCACCCAAAAAGAAAACCCCGCCATTGCTGACGGGGCTGCGAGACGGCTTCCACGTCTCTCCGGGTATAGGGCTCAGGAAGGAACGGCCGTGGGAACGAACCCTTCGCAACTTGCGCTGCTCTCCCGATTAGCCTTGGATTAACCGGCAGTTGGTTATCCTGACGGCATGGTCAACAACATCTACAAGTTCCGGCAGGTAAAGTGGGGTAACCCGCGGGAAAAGCTGAAGGTGCTTGTCGAGGATATCCAGCGCACCTTCTGGCTGGACAGACTGAGCCCGATGCAGTTCGGCGTTCTCGTCGCCGCCGTCATTGTCTTTGTGTTTACCGCTATTGCCGCTGCCGCATTCTATCTTCACTAAGCGCTGCCCGATTCCTAAAATGCAAAACCCGCCGCGGTGAGGCGACGGGCTGAGCGGTTCTTGTTGCAAAGCTTGATGGCTTGCTTGTCACTTTTTGGTGGAGCGGCTCGATTTACCGCCGCCGCCGGTCGTCTTTGCATCATTGCCTTGGCCATGAAGGGTTCCGCCGAGGTGGCCCCCGCCACTCGTGAGCGTAACCTGTCGTTCAGCGCGTTTAATCTGGAACGCGGCATCTGTCTTTTTCATGAGAGACTTTCAGTTGGGAATGAAAAGACCGGGTGCAATCTGCACCGGCTCTCCTCATCGCCGCTTCGAAGTCCAAAGCCAGTACATCCGTGGTCAAAGGTCTGAAGCGGCGGCGGCAATTGCGAGCACCAAATGGTTCAGCGCTCATCAGCAATGCCGATAGCGACTATATGGGGAGGGACAGCCTCAGAAACAATAGCGTTGGCAGTCCTACCACGGGTCCCCACGGCTGGTGTTGGTTGCAGGCTCCGGAGTTCGGCTTACCGTTTGCTCTGCCTGCGTAAAGAGGTGGGCCGCAGGGTTCTGCCTGGTCAACAGCCGCCCTTTGGCCATGTTACCTGATACTCTCAGCCAAGCTTGTTCGCTCTGTACGCCCAGAAGGTGGCTTCATGGCATTTGATGAAATACAATGTGCCCTATGAAAGCTCGCTGGGACGGAGGTCGACTTGGACGCGATCGAGGTCATGCTATGGATTGCGCTTTTCCTCGTTATTTTTGTATGGCCGGCATCAACAGTTGTAAGGCGCCAGCTTCGCCGTAAGCGAATACAGCGGCTCCTTGGGACCGGCTTCTCTTCGGAGATGTGCCTGTCGCAGGGTAAGTCTGCTATCGGAATTCACAAATCGGAACCCAAGTTTGCCATTTCCGAGGGGAAGAATGACATTGTCTGCGATGCCGACCAGTTGGTGTCTGTTGGATTGTCTCAGTCAGGGGACGGGTTGACCCACTTAATAACCGTCGAGCAAGACAATACCGTACTCCCCAGGTTCAGGATGGGGTCAGCGTTCCAATTTCGAAAGCTCGACTTTATCGGCGGCCACCTTCAGAGGTTGTGCCGCACTGTCAGCAAAGCTGAAAAAGTCGATGAACAAGCGCCAGTCGGGAAAGATGACAAACTGCTTTCCGCTGTGATGGACTTGACGGACGCGATCAAGGGCTTGGCGGCCAGCATCCGAGAGACCTCCGGAGGACACAGACCGTTTGCCAAAGGCAGTGAAACAGAAAAGCCGCCCGGAGGCGACTGATTTGGTGAGCGTCTTGCGCAAATCACCACTATGGTTTTTCTATATCTTGTTCGGGTCCTGATGGGAATACCTTTTCAAGCATGTCGTCTTAATTTTCCTGTGTTTTGATACCCGAAGTGAACGGCGAGTGCCGTCAGCCCCTGCTTTAGCATTTCTATATAGGCACGCTGCAGGTTCTTGCTTTTAGTGAGCTCCGTAACTGACCTGCCCTCGCCTGCCACTTTGACCATGATGTCGTATCCGATGCCGAGAACGCTCCGGCAGTCAGCAAGGTCAATGCCCGCTTGGATCTGGCGATCCGAAAGCGCCGATCTAGGGCCGCCGCCATCGACCGGTTCCCGGCTGTAATCGAACGACCCTGCACCAGCCCCTCCGAGCGCCTCCCATATAATCCGGAACCGCTCTCCAGCCTTCACCTGTGCCGGATCAATAAGCTTGCGCTGTTCAAGTGTGACAAGTGCGCTCTCCCGAAGGTTCATCGCGCTCTGGATCCGCTTTGGGTTCCAGGTCTCGCCGTCATGCGCTGGATTGTGAAGCGGATTGTCCACCTCATGCAAAACTGGCTTTGCTTGACGGTGACCGATGGCCGCCAGTGTCACCGTCCCAATCTTGGCTTTCCGCCCTCGCCTTGCCATTCCGTTACGCCCTCGCCTCTGTCCGTTCCACCTGCACACTCTTGCCTCCGCCCATGAAAAGGAGTTCCGCCTTCTCGCGGGCAGCGTTGGCAGGTTTGATCAACTCGAATGTCTCGCCGCGGATATCCCGTCCGTTCATGAAGGCGATAATGTGCTTGAGGCATTCCTCAGCCGCCTCGCCCTTGGTGCTAAACACCTTTGGCTTGTCGCCTGCATCCATGACCGGCGATGGACGGCTGTCGCGGCAAAGGCGGATCATCGCCCAGAACCCAAAGCCACCTGGGATGCGATGTGGATAGGCGCTGTACTTGTTCATGCCCAGGTCCTCCGCGCGTAGACCATATGGATCGGGCGACCTTCTGGAACTCCATTTGCCTCGACGAAGGCCATGAACTTTTCCATCTTGGCGACGCCATGATAGATCGTGGTGTGGTCTCTGCCGCCGAACATGCGCCCGAGCTGCGGATATGATGCCCCGAATTTGGCCCGAAGCTCAAACCAGATGAGGTGCCGGGCATAGACGATCTTCGCATTCTTCTTGCTGGTCTGAAGGGCTTCGAAGGTGGTGCCGAGTTCATCGCACTTGGCGCTGATGAAGCCTCGCAGCTTCGAAGCCGCGGTTTCCGCCCTCTGCCATTGCCAGACCTTCACATGCGCGTCGAAGCATATCACTTCGCGCTTCCACATCGGTCCAATGCCTCGGAGGTACGATTCGGGTATCACCATTTTCCGAGGCTGAACCGGTGTCTCGACAACTGGCGCCGGCTTCGTTTTGATGACCGGAGGGGCTTTCGGATTGAAGCACCTGGCGTGCACCTCCGCTGCGGCGGCAAGCATCTCCGCCCCTGATTTGAACTCTCTTGCTGCTACGATCATCGTTTGAAGCTCCTTTCGGATCGTTCCAGTTCTTGCGCTAGGTACTCGGCTCGGCTCTGCCGTTTCTGCAGGTGTGCAAGGCCGTTTGCCTTTGGGGTAGGCTTGTCGGGAGGCTTTGCCGGCTGGTCTTTCCAACGGTCATCGGAGAGCCACTTGACGGGCGAGCACCATTGCCGGTCGTCTTTCTTCGCGGCATAGGCTCGGGCGCCCGCCATGATCTCGTCGAAGCTGGCGCGCTTGATGGCTTGCGAGAAAGCTTTCTCTGCCGATGGCCTGCCGGTCTTGTTCGGGTAGGCATCCCAAAATGCTTCGAACTGAAAATCGACCTCGGGCGCGCGCGCGTTTTCCGAAGGATCTGTATCTGTCTCTGTATCTGTCGTTGCAGATGCGTTCGCCTGCGTTCGTTTGCGTTCGCGCCATTCTCTCGCGCGTTCGGCGGCCCCGTCTTCCCGCTTCGGCTGGCGCTTTTCCCAGCTGGAGAATCTGCCGTCGGAGATCATGCCTTTGTCGGCCATGGCCGCGACGATTGCCTCTACCTGCTCAGGCTCGCAGCCATAGAAGTACGCTAGGCCCTCAGCGTCATAGCCCTTGATTGAGCCTCGGTCTGATGCCTGCGACGCACGGTCCATGAGGGCCCACGCGACAGCAACGGCGATACCAGGAGCCACACCGGCGCGGCGGGCTATCCCTAGCCATTTGGGATCAGTTGGGGCACCATGCCATGATCGGAACCAATCGTTCATTGGATGGTCTCCAGCCAATCGGCATAGGGAATATTGCTCTTGGCGAGATTACAGGGCCCGCAGGCGACGCAGAGGTTTTCGAGTTCATGTTTGCCGCCGAGTGACCACGGTTCCTTATGGTCGACATGGAACGGGCCGGTAGTGGTTCGGCAGTAGGCGCAAACCTCCCCATCCCGCTCAAGCACAGCTTGACGCAGAGCAATCGGAACTCGCCTACACGCACCCGCACCGCAGATCTTGTCAGCCAGGCTGTATCTGCCTTGCCTGGCGTCAAAGAAACCGAGAAGCCGATCCTTACTCTCGGTCCATTGGTTCGGCGTCATTTTCGCCCAGCGCCTCACAACCTCATGGTCGGCCGGCAGCCCACCATTCCGGCGATTTTTCATAATCAGGAGGAACAGTGCGCCATGCTCAACCGTCGAAAGGTCGAGCGTATGGGACAGATAGAGATCGACGTAGATTGGCAGGAACGGGCTCTTGCTCATTTCCACACCTCGACATCGATGTTGTAGATTGCCTTGATGATCTTCTGGACGCGCCGGAAGTCGCGGGTGATGACGCCCTTCACGTCTACGACGCGAAACCGGCCGTCTTCCCGGTGGTCTATGAAGGCGAAGTCGGCCGTATAGCGTCCGATGATCTGCCCTTCGACAATCAGGTTGAAAGCACGCTGGCGGACCAAGGCCGATATCTCGCCGGCACGATGGAGGTTCCGCAGGTCCGAATAGACCTCGCTCTCTCGCTTGGAATCGAAGGTGACGCCGTCGACGACAGTCTTCTTGGCGCCGTACTTACTCCGGCGTTTCGGCTTACCGATCTCTTCCCGGTACTGCTTGGCAGACATGCGCTCTGTCATCCGGACCTCCCGGCACCGATCGCGCGCAATTCATCTCTTATGCTGGCGTTTTCGATCCTGGCGCGATACTTGCGGTTCATGCGCTCGCTGATGAGGCGATCTGCCTCATGGGGCTTTATGGCCATTGCTTGAGCGATGAGTTCAACGTCGGGTCCGTAGAGAGTGTAGGCTTCGGAGAAGGTCATCATTGGTGCTCCGGGCCTTTGGTCGCAAACACCGTAGGGACCTTGGTCCAACGACAACAAATCGAGGAACGAGCGGGCCGGCTGAGTATTTCTTCCGCAGCGAGGATGCCAATGGTGACGAGATGCGCGAAGATCTTTGGGACGAGCCTATTGAGCTGATGATCGAGAACTCGGATCACTTCCGGAGCGTCATTGGCACCCGGGATGCGATGGCTTGCCTCATGACCTCCTGGCCGACCAAAGGCGGTAAGAGTTTCACGGCGGCCCGACGAGCATGTCTCGGTGCTATCGATGGTAAGGTCGACAGCGAGGCAGCTAGGCTGGCATTCGTCCGCGCGGCGGAAGAAGCCGGGATTCTCAGAGCTTGATTGAAGTCGTCTGGAACCTAAGCCGCGGAATCTCTGTTGCGCTTCGTCAATTGGAGGACGCGCATGTTCGATGTTGATTGGACAATGCCGGTTTCGGTCGAACTTCACGGCCCTGGCGATCACGAGATGATCTTCTGCACCCGCGATGCCGCCGACTGTCTCCTTGACGGATGGCCAGTCAATGACGGAGAGCGTTTCCATGAAGCTCTCCGGACCTTCATGCTCGTTATGGACGGTCGCGCAGAGCCGGATGACGCTAGAGACGCCTTTGTTGAGGCCGCAAAAGAAGCCGGTTTGCTCGTGATCGACTGAAATCATGCCGCGGCCTCCCGCTTGGCGAGCGCCTTCAGGTACGCGCCCTTGATCTCCTCGAACCGGGCGATGTCGTATTCCTTGGTGATGATCTCGTTTTCAGGACGGGGCCGCTTGGAGCCGTGACCGTGGTCGTCGAGCCAGGCCTTGGCACTGGCGATGCGGCGGTCAAGCCAGGCGATCATTTCAGCAGGGTCAATCATCGCCGTTTCCCTTAACGTGAGGGAAATCATACCCATGCGACAAGAATTTCTTGGAAACGGAGCAGCTAACAGAATGCCATGGATTGATTACGTAGGGCGCTCGTTTCGCCGAAGAATGAACATTAAGGACACCTTCGGTGGGAACTTTGTACAGGGCATCAGCGAGAGCAAGGTCGAACGGACTGTGATAGTCGCCTCCGATCCTCTCCATAACGGGTACGGGTACAAGGACCAGGACCTGCCCGACGGTTCCTACGAATTCTTTGGACAGGCACCTCGCGATGGCGATCCCTGGGCCAACAATAACCACATGGTGCGCGACCATGTTGCCAGAGGCCGATCGCTGCTCCTGTTCGTCGAGGACAACGATGAGTACTTCTTTCGCGGCGAATACCTCTACAACGGCCATCGCCTTGAGCAGCGGGTAATCCGAGGCATTGAAGGCCCGCAGGTGATCTTCAACCTGATCCGCGCGGACGCAGCCGCACAGCCTGCGCTGCAGGCCGCGATTGATAACTTGTTCGAAGTATCGATCGACGATCTGCGTGAGCGAGCAATTGCGGCTGGCAATCCAAATCCCGAAAGGGATCAGCAAAGAGGCGCGACCTTTCGCCGATCTGTCGATGTCTCGGCGTATGTGCTGCGTCGCGCGAAAGGAGAGTGCGAGGGATGCGGAAAGCCGGGTCCGTTCAAAACGCGCACGGGCCAGCTCTATCTTGAGTGCCACCATATCGACAAACTGGCCGATTGCGGCCCCGACGACATATACTCTGTTATTGCCCTGTGCCCGACGTGTCATCGCTTCGTGCACCATGCGGAAGGCGGTGCGGAGCGTAACGAGGAATTTCGAGAAAAGATGCTGACAATCGAACCTCGTGATGGAAATTGAAGCATCAGCGATCTCAGCATCACAAAGAAGGTCTGCAACAAGCATTTTGTTCGGCATCACTCTTCCTCGGCCTTCGATTCTGGGCAGATCCAGTCCGCCCTATCAGCCCATTTCTGAGCCTGGGCTCGCCAGCGTTTGGCGATGCGCAACCGCCTCAAAAGAGGCAATCTTCTGATCCAGCGAAGCCAGACGGGAGCGGAGTTCTCGTGCTTCAATTTTGCTCTCCTCGATCAGAGCCGCCCGTAAGGCGTCCATTTCATCGCTATCGATCCGGCGCGCCGTCCCTTCCCAGATTGAACGGGCGCGGCGCGCGGTAAATTCCTTGGTGACGCGCGGCGAAATAAACCGCACAGCTTCATAGAAAATGTTGTCGAGCTTGGTGTACCGCTGGAGCGGCCACGCATCTCTCATCAAGTTTTTAGCCGTCAAAGTCGGACTCATTACCTTCTTCCTGTCAGCTACTTCCTTGGGGTGAGAACCCAAATCCTTGTCGTTGAAACCCAACACCTTGTCGGCCTCCTGCGCTAAACCTGACCTCGTTCCACGGAGACTTCAGATGCGCAGGACCGATATTAATGAGGAGGGAGGCACTGACGCCAATCAGGGCACTTCCCTCTCCGGCTCAGGCCGCCGCCTGGATTCCGTTATTCCATTTCCCCGCAGAGCCGATCCGCCATCCGGCTTTGCCGCCGAAGTCTCTCCGCCAGAGGCTTCGGCACCTTTCGAAAGTCTCGGATCCGTCACTCAAGCTGTCGTCATGCGACTTGCGAATGATGCTGTCCGGTTAAGAGTGCTCCGGGTCGCTAGGGAGGAGGACGACCCGGAGCGTTGACGGGCTTGGAGGGGCAGCCCCGTCAATTCATGAGCCGTGCGGCTCGGACCAAGGTTCGACCTGGCTAGATTCGTCACGTCGCTGATTTGCGAGAGCGCCAGACTTGGAAGGAAAGACGAGACCGGCGGTGATGAAGCCGACGAACCCGCCGACGAGGACACCAGCCAAGGCGCCATAGAGAAAAGATGTCATGCGTCTGCGCTTTCCCGAGATGGGTTCAACATGGTCTTGAAGATTTCGATTGAGGTCTTGCGCGTCACCAGCGGCTTGAAATGCGCGTAGTGAAAGCCTGGTTCTATGGAGCCAAATTCTGGAACCATGTGAGAATTGTCTATCTCGACAAACCTCAGAAGAACGCAGCCATTGCCATGGTCATTGATGGCGCGGATCGTGTAGACGCCGCCGAGCGCCGGCCAAGCAGCCGGTATGTTCGTTAGAACTTTCCCGGAAATCCTCACTACCTTCTGGCCGATTTGGAAGTTGCACGTCATGACGCCCTCACCTCCTTCGGTTCTGTCTGCCCGCACCGTTCGCAATGGCGCTCGATCACTTCTGCGATCGACAGCACGCGTTCACATTTTGGGCAGGCCGTGTAAGGTTGGAACTGAGCTTTCCGGCTCTGAATTGCCGAGGACAGACGGGTGTTCATGCTGCCTCCTCATCCTGCATCGCACGGCGGCAGGAATAGCAATGCTGAAGGCCGCTAGCGCCACATGCGTCAGGCTTCAGGCAGTTCGGACGGTAGTCTTTTGCCGTCTTGGGAATGGTGGCCGATGGGGTATGTCTAACGAGCCCATCGGCCGTTGCGGCGTTGTCGGGATGAGCGGTTACATGGTCGCCTCCTGTTTTGGCGTCGGGGCTGTCCTCGCCTCTCAAAATGCTGGGCTGGGTTTCGCGATCGACGCTGGGTACTTCGGCTTCGCCTTGAGAGGCCGGAGCGGATTCGGAAAGAGTTGCGGGGATGCCGTGTGGATCAGTGACGGCATCCCCTACCGGTGCAGCGGACGCATCCGACTGCTCCTTGCCTCCGGTACGGCAATCGTCAGCAAAGCCGACCATAGAGGCGCGCTGACGTTCGCTCTCCTCAGTGGCCCTACTAGCCGGATCATCAGAGGCTGCAGCGCTCTCGTCCGCAGCCCCCTCCCCGACGTTCGCTACGGGATCTTCTTCCGCCTCTTCGCGGGCGATCATGATATCGACGGCAGCAGTCAGCGCGGCGCGACCGGCTTCGGTCTGCATGCCGGTTGCTACAGTAGCGACGAGCTTGGCGCTGACGTTGTCGTCGAGGAACACGCCCGTGATCGGGTCGAACTGTTCTTCCTCATGCGTGTGCGTAGCAACTGCCGTGCCCGATGCACGGTGGTACGCAGTCAGGTAGGTGTCGAAGATCGATTCCGCTTCCTCGACAGCGTCAGCGCCAGACTTTTCGATCTTGCGGAGATGGGCGACGAGCTTGCCCATGACCGTTTTATCGTAGCCTTGAGCCTTGGCTTCGGCATAGACTTCCCGAATATCATCGCTGAGCGTGTCCTGCTCTTCCTTGAGGCGGAGGACACGGTCGATAAAGGCTTTCAGTTGCCTGTCGGCGGTCATGGTGCTGCCCCCGAATGTTGTTGGAACACGTCAGGGCGGATCTCGTGAGGGGGAATGCCGGTGATCTTCGAGATGGCTTGAACCTTCTCGGCCGGAACCCGGCGCTTGCCGGATTCGTAGCGATGCCATTGCACTCCGCTCACTCCGACAAGGGAGCCAGCTTCATCAATGCTTATCGCGCGCCCAATGCGCCATACCCTGATCTTTTCCATAGTGGCAATTTACCAATATGGCAATTTCTGTCAACTGACAAAATTACCAATCTGGCTATTCTGTCCCATCAGCCGGGAAAGTAGGTTACCGGCATGGCAAACACAAAGACCACATCCGAGCTGAAGGGCGTCTACATCAAGGATTTGATGGAGGCGAAGGGCTTGAAGAATAAGGATGTGGCGGAGGCCATGGGGACAAGCGACGTGAATGTGTCGCGTCTTCTGAGTGGACAGAGAGGCCTTGATCTGGATTGGCTCAATTCATTTGCCAGAGCGCTTGATGTCCCTGTCTGGAAGCTATTCCAGCCCCCCACCGATCACAAGAAGGCAAGCGGCGAAGCTGAAGTTAAGGCAGTTCTTCGAACCATTGACGGACTGCCGGAAGAAGCGATCAATCCGGTTTGGCGCTTGATTTCGGGTTACATTGAAGACGCCGGGTAATATGGACGAAGCCATCTTCGTGATCTACCTGGATGCGCCAATCTCCACCATGAAGGACAGCCATCGCGATTGAAATCTCGGCGGCCTTCCTTTTGATTACCGTTTCCAGCTCATTTTCCGTTGACCCGCCCGTGCCATACAGAAGGTCTGCGACGATCTCTTCGTTTCGGCTTTGATATTTCGGCCGAATGCGATGAATAATGGCCAACATGGTCTCCCTTAGCATCCGCTACGGATGCACTAGATGACTCAATTAGCGGAACATTTCAAGAACAAACTGCAACTTTCACGAGTCAGAAGGGAGCGCTCGTTCGACTGTCACAACGACTAAAATTACCATTTCGGCAACTTACGCCTTGACATAAATTACCATTTCGGTAAATTGTCCTCATCAACGAATGAGGACCGCGATGCACACCGCAGCAATCACATCCCACAACTTCGATACCCGCGAGATGCGGACGCTCGTATCCTTCATGCGCCGCCGGTTCCTCGTGAAGAACTTCGTCGATGTGGCCTTCTTCACTGAAAGCGAGCGCGAAGAGTTCGACCGCCTCTGCGCTGAAATGGATGTGCCGAGCGCTGCCGAGTGGAAGATGCGCATGCAGTCCGCTGAGGACGAAGTTCCTGAGGCGGAAGATGCCGTGCTGTTGGAGGCCGCTGAATAATGGCCGACCATTGCACCACCCGCGCCTTTGACGGCTGCAGTTGCGATCCTGGCGAGTGCCAATCGGCCTCCGCCCGCCTCGCGGAAATCAATCTCAGGATCAAGACCGTCGAGGCAAAGCGCCGCGCGGGTATGGCCCTCCTCACCTACAGCGCGAGCCTCTGCATCGTGCTCGCCCTCTTCTCCCTTTCATTCGTCTTCATCGCCGTGCCGGAGAGCAAAAAGCTTGCCCGTGCCAACCAGGAGAATGTCTATGTCCAACGATAATGCATGGAAATGGTGGCAGGACGCTCTTGCCGGCAACTTCGGTCCGATCCACGACAGCGACCCGCAGCAGGGATACTACCGCACGCGGTTTAAGGATAAGCCGTGGGAGCCCGTCGCGATCTGGTTCGAGAACGGCGAATGGCACGCGATGCGCGGCGAGCGCGCGATCAACGCTGCCGAGATCTGGACGTTCTGCTGCCGGAACCCAATCTCCTATGAAGCCTATAACAAGGCTATCGACGGCGGCGGCTGGGATGATGAGCCGGAAGCGCCAGCTATCGGCCATAACCTTCCGTCCGATCCTTTCGAAGCCCTGCAGGTCGAGTTTGCAGCCGAGAAGGAACAGGCAGAGGCATTCCTCAAGCTCCCGATCAAGACACAGGCCGACGCCGACCGGGCCGCGATCTGGTCGAAGCGGCTGTCCACGATCGCCAAGAAGGCAACCGACCTGCACAAGGTCGAGAAACAGCCGAGCCTCGACGAGAGCCGCCGCATCGACGACAAATGGCGCGGCCTCAAGGAAGATCCGGCTGACCTGAGCAAACGGCTCAAGCGGCACATGGACGACTATCTGCGCGAACAGCAGCGGATCGAGGCCGAGCGTCAACGGAAGGCTCAGGAAGAAGCTGACCGGAAACGTCGCGAGGCTGAAGAAGCGGCGCGTCTTGCCTCCGTCGCTAACGACGATGCCGCTGTGGACGAAGCCAAGCGCAAGCAGGAAGAAGCCGCGCAGGCCGAACGTGACGCCCAGGCTCGCAACGCCAGCGCCGGCCGCACTGGTGCCCGTGTCGCACTCCGAACCTTCGTGTTCGCTGAGATCACCGACTTCGAAAAGCTGCTCCTCGCCCTAAAGGATCGTCCCGAAATCAAGGAAGTCGTCGAGACGCTGGCAAACCGCGCCGCCCGGTCGGGTGTCGAACTGGCCGGCATGACGATCCGTAGCGAGCAGAGGGCCGCCTGACATGGAAACTGTAGCAATCACACTCGCCGTCGCTGCTGTGAAGTTCAAGTGGCAGAAGGACGAAAAGACTTACGACTACTTCATCCCCAAGGGCATGACAGTGAACGTCGGCGACAAGGTCATCGTGGAGACGACGCGCGGCGAGACGACCGTGGAGGTCATGGCGATCAAGCCGGAATCGGAGATGGCACAGAAGAAGATCGTTCGCGTCGTACAGCCCGAGCCTGCGGAAGGAGAAGGCGCATGAACGCTCACGTTCCAGCACTCGCAGGTGGCGGCAATGTCATCGCCATCGTCCCGCAGACTTTCGAAGAGACAATGCGGGTATCCCGCGCCGTCGTTGCCTCCGGCCTCGCGCCGGCGGCACTGGTCGGTAAGCTGACTGGCGATGACGCCGCGGCTGCCGTGGCGGTCGCCATCATGTCGGGCGCTGAACTCGGTCTCAAGCCCATGGTGAGCCTTCGCAGCTTCACCGTGATCAACGGCAAGCCCGCCCTCTACGGTGACGGCCTTATCAACGTTGTCCGTATGTCAGGCCGGGTCGCGTACCTTCGCACCGGCTGCGACGAGATCGGCGGCAAGCTCGTCGGCTACTGCGAAGCCAAGCGCAGCGACACCGGGGAAGAGAAGCGCGTCGAGTTCAGTCAAGACGACGCGACCCGCGCGCGCCTCTGGGACGAGCGGGCGGTCGTAAAGAAGCAGGTTTGGGAAAACGGTCAGAAGGTCTGGCGCGACAACGTACCGAATGATGCGCCATGGTACCGATTCCCGAAGCGCATGCTTGCATGGCGCGCGGCTGGCTACTGCCTCCGCGAACTGTTCGGTGACGTGCTAGGCGGTATCCGTGACGAGTTCGAGGCTCGCGAGATCGCCGACGTCGAGGAAATGCGCGACGTCACGCCGCCAGCAGAGACGACCAAGGCTATATCGAAGCCTCCGGCCCCTCCAAAGCCACCGGCGCCACCCGCCGCCAAAACCGTTGACGTTGAACCAGCGCAAGAAGCCTCCGACGCATCGGAGTTCATCCTCGGCGACTTCCTGAACGAGATCGAGACGGCGCTCGACAGTGCTCCTGACGAAGCCAGCGTCGAAGAGATCTGGAACGACTTCGACGCCCCGGCCGTGCTCGAGACGGAGGGCCATGCCGACATGATCGAAGCGGCCTATGCGATCAAGAGCCGTCGCCTCGCGAAGCTCAGTCCGTTGAATGGGGGCTGATATGGGCACCAACAACCGCATCGTCGATACCGACCAAGCCCGCGAGATGCTGGTGAAATACATCATGCGCAAGACAATGCCCTTCACCTGCAGCATCTCCGACGGCAAGCACCGGACTAGCGACCAGAACAAGCTTCAGCGCCTGTGGGTGTTGGAAATCTCGGCGCAACTCGGCGACCAGTCACCGGAAGAGGTCCGGGGCTACTGTAAGCTGCATTTCGGCGTCCCGATCCTTCGGAACGAGAACGACGTCTTCAAGGCTGAATATGACGCCGTGATCATGCCGCTCCCCTACGAGCACAAGCTCAAGCTGATGATGGTGCCGTTTGACTTTGGCGTCACGCGGATCATGACGACGCGGCAGAAGACGACCTATCTCGACACGGTCCACCGTCATTACTCCGAGCAGGGCCTGATCCTGACCAATCCCGAAGATCTAAAGCATCGGAGCGCGGCGTGATCGACTGGCAGAAGACGGCCTCACACGTCATCGGCGAGGTTCACCGAAACCTCCCGGCCGACGCCGACCTTGCCACCCGCAAGAAAGCGCTGCGCGCCGCTCGCCCATGGGAATTTGCCTCGACGAGCTGGGGCCGGAAGGTCTGGGCCAAGCACTCCCGCAAGTATCTCGAAAAGCACGGCCTGCCGCCGCTGACGGCGAAGGCTATCGAAAACCATCTCTCACCACTCGAGCGCATGATCGCCAAGGGAAAGGCAGGTGAAGCATGACAATCACCAAAGTCAAAGCTCACACCCGAGGCGTCCCCGATCCGTTTGCGCCAGTTCTCGAAGCGAAGCGCGCTTCCTACGCTCGGAAATGGGGCGTTGAGCTCGTGGGAGCAAATGACGATCGGCTTGCCGCACCCGTAGGCGATCCGGTTCCCGGTCCTGCCCTCGTCTCTCTCGAATCCCTCAAGCAGCAATTGAAGGACATCGCCAAGATGATCGGGTGGCAGGGATGATTTCGACCACGACATGTTGCGCGTGCGGAATAGTCTTCGGTATGCCAGATCACTATCTGCAGAGGCGCCGTAGCGACGGCAGAAATTTCTTCTGCCCGAACGGACACTCTCTTTCGTTCGGTGAAACAGAAAACGATCGCCTCCGCCGAGAGCGCGATCGCCTGAAACAGCAACTCGCAGAGAAAGACGACGCAATTTTGCGCGTCAGGGACAGAGCTGATGCGGCCGAACGATCTGCGTCGGCTCGCAAGGGCGTTATAACTCGGCTGAAGAACCGTGCGGCCGCCGGTGTTTGCCCTTGCTGTAACCGATCGTTTGAAAACCTCCGGCGCCACATGAGCAACCAACATCCGACCTTTAGTGCGCAGGAGGTCGAATAATGGCTCGCCGCGAGTTCACCAAGGCGGTCTACGCTGCGATCGTCAAGCGCGCGATGCAGCCGAACGGCGAGATCGCCTGCGAAGGCTGCGGTCTTATCCTTGGCCGCAAACCCTATCACGTTGATCACACCATTCCGGACGCTCTGCAGGTCGACAAGAGCCGGAAGCTGACGGCAGACGACGGCAAGCTGCTCGGGGTCGAGTGCTGCCACAAGCCGAAGACGGTCGAAGACAAGGGCGTCATAGCCAAGGCAAAGCGGAACGAGGCCAATTACCTCGGCATCAAAACCGCGCCTTCCAAGCCGATCCGCAGCGCCGGATTCCCAAAATCTCAAAAGCCAAAGAAGGCCGTCGTGTATCGGCCGTGCACCTTCTATCGCGAGGAACAGCCGTGAGCGTTCCGTATTCCTGCAGCTCGTCCGACCGCGCTGCCATGGACGGTCCTGTGGATAACCACCCTGTGGATAAATCGAATAACGGGGAGAACTGATGGCTAAGCATTCTGATGCCCTCTCCTATCCGCCGCGCGGCATGTGCCGAGAGGAAGCTGCTCGCTACGTCGGAGTCGGCACCACGAAGTTCGACGAGATGGTAGCGGATCGACGGATGCCGAAGCCTCGGAAGATCGACGGCCGCGTCGTTTGGGATCGAATCGCGCTTGATGCGGCTTTCTCTGATCTTCCCAGCGACGGCGGCAACATGATCGATGAGCTCTTGTCTCGCCGCGGGCTTCATGCGTAACCTCTGCGCATGGAAGACGATAAACGCCCATATCTATCGAGCTTTAAAGACCGCCACGGAAAAACCCGCTGGCGGTTTCGCCGTGGTAAGGTCACGAAGTCCCTCAAGGGCTCCCCAGGCGATCCGGTATTCGAGGAAGGTTATTCAGCGGCAATTGAAGGCCGAGAGCCTCGCGAAGCTGATGTTGTCAAAATTCCAGGTGCCGCCCTTCCCGGCACCTTCCGAGCGGCATGGACAAAGGTGAAGCGCACACCGGAATGGTTGGCACATGATCCAGCCACGCATCACAAAAACATCCGCCTGGCTGAAGAGTTTTTAGAACTGAAGGTCGTGGAGAGCCGGCCGATCCTGTGGGGCGACGTCCCGATGAAGGATTTCAAACGCCGGCATGCCAAGGAGATTCTCGCCCGCTACAGCGCCACACCCCACAAGGCAAAGCATCTGCTCGTCACGATTCGAAAGATGATCGTGGTAGCTCTCGACGAAGAGTGGATGGAGACAGACCCGACGTGGAAGCTCAGCTACAAGCCCGAATACACGGGCTGGCGGGCATGGACCGATACAGAGCGGCAGATGTTTGAGGCGCGTTGGCCGATCGGCACCACGCCACGCACTGCATACGCTCTCGCTCTCTGGCTCGGAAATCGCCGTTCCGACGTGGCGCGCCTCCAGTGGGAATGGTTCGATTTCAAGAAGGGAACCGTTACCCTGGTGACGAAGAAAGGCGACAAGACCCTCGTCCTTCCCATCACGCCCATGTTGCGGGAGGCCGTCGACCGGTTGCCGCGTAAGGGCGAGACAGTGCTTGTCACCCAATACGGCAAGCCATTTTCGGAAAAGTCATTGACCGGCAGAATGGCCGATTGGACCCACAGTGCGGGTATGCCAAAGGGCTGCACCATGCATGGCCTGAGAAAGACGCTGGGGAAAATGCTGGCCGAAACGGGAGCGACGACGCGCCAACTCATGGAAACTCTCGGGCATGACGATATCGAGCACGCAGAGCTTTATAGCCGTGAGGCTGAACAGCAGCGACTCGCTCGTGACGCGATGACGAAGGTCACGAAGCGGTATCAGAAAAAAAAACTCGTGGCTAACCCGGTGTCTAACCACCATGGATAACCACCTAATTAACTGCTTGAATGTTGGTTGACAGGGATTCTGGAATTACTGGGAATCTCTGGGATTAGATGGGTTGCCGTGGTACCCCGCTGATCTGCCGGCGTCTCGGCGAAACTTTGAACGACTGTCGCTTTCGCTTCCCCCTCCCCCAGTGGCTCAATTCCGAGTTCCGAAGACCGTGGGAGCCTAATCCGGCGAATTTTCAACCCATCTTTAAACACTCGCCTATCAGCCTTCGGGCCGTATTCAACTCATTGAGTTGTCCAAGCCTTATGGTCCTGATAATCGGGCCGGCACCATCGCTGGTTCGTACGTTTGAAACGCCTCAGGTTTGAAAATAGATTGTGAATCCCCTGCGGGATGCAACCCGCGGGAACCAGGGAAAACTAGCTGCTCGCGCCGAAGATAGAGTCCCACATCAGCGTAGCAGCTAAGATCAGTAGCGTGAGCTTGAACGTCCCCATTTTCTAGAGTGGCCCGCTTAATCAATCTGTAACGGGATAGCGCAAAACTCGTTTGAAGAGTGGAGGAGAACCAACTTGGCTTTGAAAATAAAACCCGCGGTTCGAATTACCTCGGTTTCAGCCTTCGTCGAGCACGTAATGGACTGGACCAGACAGGGTCAAAGGCCAGTAGCTTTCCGAGGACAGAGCTACCACGGTTGGCGGACTGAGCCCAGGCTTTTTCGCGCCGATGTTGGTCTATACGAACATGAAAAGAATGCTGTGCGGGACATTGTTTCTGTACATCCTCAGGAATTCCGAGATGACGAAACGATGTTCGACAGACTGGTCAGGATGCAGCACTTTGAGCTACCTACGCGTCTATTGGACGTAACTACGAATCCTTTGGTTGCACTTTATTTCGCGACGGCGAATTATAAGGACGAAGATGGAGAAGCACAGGATGGCAAGGTACAGGCGCTGTTCCTGCCAGAGGATCGTCAGCGATATTACGACAGCGACCGCGTAAGCTGCATGGCAAACCTCGCTAACCTAACCTACCAGGAGAAGCTAGCTCTCGGGAGGGCGTATAAGCTTCCAAAGGACAAGTTTAATGAAAGTGACGCGGTAAGACGACTACTCTGGTTCGTCCGCCAAGAAAAGGCGGCGTTCGAACCAGAAATAATTCCTTCAGATCTTGAGCTCCCAGTGTTTGTGAAGCCAAAGATGAGCAATCGAAGGATCATCGCACAGTCTGGAGCTTTCATTTTGTACGGCACAAAGCGCAGCACGAACCCCGATACCGACCTACGCCTCACAAGAGTTACGATTCCCTCAGACAAGAAGATCGAGATGAGGGAACAGTTGGAGCGGCTAGGCATAAACGCAAGTGTGCTATTCCCTGAGATCGATAAGGCGGCCAGCTTCATCGTCAAACGCTACGCCAATGGTGACTAGGGCTACCAGACCGCGAGGGAGCTTTCTCTATTCGAGCGACGCAACAGGAGGACCGTTAGGCAGAAATCAAAACGAGGCCACTTGGACAGTAGGCGGTTACTGCCACCAAACATGCCCTGCAAAGCTCCACGAGAGCATGGCTGGCGTCACTATCGAGAACCGGCTATGGCGGGCTTTCGTCGGATGCTCTTCTCTCTCGATCCGCGATACTGGGGCAGCGAGGACGACTATGGGAAAGAGGTCTTCAGTCGCACTGAATACGGTGAGATGGCAGAAGTCCTCGGTCATATCAAAGGGCGCTTCATCCTGTCTTTGAACGCGGTCGACGGCGTCGTTCAAACGTTCTCCAAATTCTCAATCGAGGAGGTCGATTGCAGCTATTCCATTGCTGGCGGAGGCCATAGCAAAGCGGTGAAGGAGGTGATTATTATGCCGGCAGAGTGAATCGAGACATCATAGCTCGCCATACGAGGAGGCGCTGTGCAGGATCAATGCTTTTGGGAAATTTGCTTCTTCAGGCTGACCGGGCAGGAGCCAAAGTTTTTTGGCTTTTCGGAATACTTGGCTGCCCTTGCGCTGATGGTGCTGGCGTGGACGATCGCAGATGTTCGCTACCGCTTCAGGATCCAGACGGCACCGCTTCCGGTGCGAGGGCTCACCTTTACTGTGATAGCTAGCGTCGGCTTTCTCACACTTGCGACCGATCTTTGGCGGGCAGAGCGGTGGTACGTTCCCAGAGGGGACTTGATCTCGCCAGCAGGATGGCAAGCTCTCCTGGGATCACTCCTGCTGATCACGTTTTTAATGTGGGCATGGTTTGCGTTCATTCGGCCGCAGACGTTTGGCCGCTGGAACGCCCTCCGATATACACGAGCAGTCTATCGCACGATTTTGAAGGGCGACCCCAACGAAATAGCAGTCGTTGCCGACGAACTTGCTTATTCAGCAAAGGCGCTGATTCAGGAAGCGCCGCTCTTGAGATTTGGCAAACAGGACGAGGCAACAGAATATACGGCCTTACAGCAATACGCTGAGGACATCCTTTTGCTGCTAGGCGACCGCAGGTTTTGCCGCGCGGTTGTCAGTTCTTCACCTGGCACAATCCTCGCGATATTTAGTGCCCTTGAACAGACAAAAAAGCACCGGGTCGCTCTCCAGCCTTTCGCACGCAACCTAATAAGCGAAGCGATAATGAACCGGGACTCCTTTATCTATCACGAAGAAGAAGGCTATCGGTCCGGACTGATGGGCTACTACAAGCCCTTAAGCCATGCGATTTTCTCAAACTACTCGATCGTTGAAGGCTTGGAGTACCTACTCGACCCAGATGTGCCGCAATCGCAAAAGTGGGAGGCTGCTCATTGGGAGGCTTATGGAAGGCTTACCAACCTTACACTTGCCGCGTATGTTAAAGGGGCAGGATTGCATCACCATTCCTATGTTCTCCATCGCGCTTTCCATAGCATTGCCCGCTCCTGTATGGATCTCTACCAGCTCAACGGGACGGATAACTCCGGCTTTGACGATGACCGTCGGGCCCGACTTCGTATTGCTGTCGAAGCAATCAAAAAAGCGGTAGAGATACTGAACGAGGCGGACCACACGTCTGTTCGGCGGCGAATCCGGGAGCGATATGGATGGCAGAGAAGCATCCTCGATCTCATTGCTGAATGTATTGTCGAGCTGATCAAGGAGGCTTCAGCGGTGAAGGCACCTAGGTCTTTGAATTGGTTTATTCAGCATAATTATCTGTGGGGAGAACTCTTCAATTACCATCATATGCCCGGCAGCGCAGCCGAGAAGATCAAATTCAAAGTTCGCCGAGCACTCTATGACGAGATCCGTACATTGGATCGCATGACCAACTACCAATCCGCGGCAGTTTTGGGCTTTCTACTAAATGTCATGGGCGTCAATTCCGGTCAGCGCGATGGTCATGATCGCGATACCCATGCCTTGCACGTTGTCGTCCTCAGGTGGACCAAACGCAACTTTATGAAATTGCACACTGAGAAACCTTCATTGGCAGAGGCCTCCTTGGTAGAGGGTCTTGAGCTGGATGTGGCGAATTTGCGTTTAGCACGAGCATACGGACTGAACCCGAAAGAAAAGCCTAGGTACGCCTACTTAGACCTCGACCCGGTTCCGGCTAACGCTGCAGAGGTAGAGACGGCTTGA